GTCATGCCTAAACATTACATTGAGAGCCGGGAATAGCGGTGGAGGTTTTGGAGAATAAGTCCATGCAAAGCTAGGTAGTTAGTTGTGCTGCGTAACGGAATTGAACCGTTGCTTGCCAGAAGAGGGGGAGTATTCTGACATTCCCAGCCAGCAGGGAACGCAACATATAAACCCGGCGAATGGAAAGAGTGAAAAGCATTCGCCGGTAAAGGAGGAACACGCTCATTGACACGAAAGCGAGTAAAAATGACAAAACCTCGCTATGCCGGGCTATTCCTTAGAGGAAGCTGCAAAACTTCCTGTGTACATTATAAGCCTTGTCAAGTGGTGAAATCAAATAAATAGACCCAGCGAACACAATATATTGTGTTTTTAATCAAAATGGACGCTTGACAGGCTCGATTTTACTGATTCCGTTATACAATTCATCGGCAAGCTGTGCCAGACTGTCCGGTGCATCATCGTGCGGAACTTTGCCAAGCTGCGTGAACATCGTCACCTGCTCCATGAACGCCTTGTACTCTTTCGACTGGTGCTTTTCATCAAGGAAATAGAACCGTTTGATGTCCGGCGCATACTGGATGATTCTTGACAGCTTGCTTTGACCGCTGGGCGCACGTTGGCTGCGGACAGAGCAGTGATAGCCTTGCTGCCGGAGCTGGCTATCTACCACGTCACAATATTCATCGCCGCCGTTGTTGGCTTCGCCACGCACCACATTGATTTTGTGCTGGATGATTTTGCCCACGACTTCCGGTCTAGTCACGGTCTTATCGCCATTATTGAACACAAGATCAGGAATGAACACGGCATCACCATACACATAGGCGATAGGGCAAGCGGTGAAGTCCCCGCCGCCCCATGCAATATCCATAACCATGAGCTTGCGATCGGGCTCACCATCAGGCAGAACGCCATTAAAATATCGCAGTTCATCGGCAGGAAACAGTAGGCCTTCACGCACATAAGGCTTGCCCATGTACTTTGCCCACCATGTTGCATCATCAATGCTGGCTTTCATATCGGCATAATAGGCATCGTCAAAGCCCACACCATAGTCATAATTGAAGTTGCTATGTCCGTTCTCATCCACCGCAGGAATCACCCGGAATCGGTACTTTGGGTTGTTTGCATACTGGTTCTGGATGCGCCCCAAAGGGTCAAGCACGTTCCAGCGTGTACCGACCATCAGCTCCAATGCGCCCTGCTTTTTACGGTCTTTCAACTGGTTCAGGTAGGCATCGTACTTGTTGTTCAGACGCTCAACATTCAGGCTTTCTTCCAAGTCCTCGATCAGGTCATCACTGTACAGAACGCCGCCCTCACCGATTTCAACAGCACCAGTCAGCGTACCGCCAATAGATCGGCAAGTCAGGGTGGGGAAACGCTTCTTTCGGTTCAAGTCAACGCTTTCGTCCTTTGCGCTTTTGTCCACAAGCTGAACGTCAGGGAAGATTTTACCCCAGTTGTAAGTCACAGGGTCAGTGATGATGGACAGCACTTCGCCGTAGAAACCATTTGTCAGCTTGTCAGAATGTCCGCTCATAACCGATGCAACGTCAGGGCGGTTGCCCATCAGCCATGTGATAAAAAAGATGCACAAGGTGCTGTTATGGGTAGGAATCAGGCGCTTTCCAGCGCAATATACGCCGCCCTCAACCTGAATGCAGTTACCCTGCTTCGGTTCGATGCGCTCAAACCCACAAAATGCCACGCGGCGAGGTTTAGAGAACTCTTTTAACTGCTTGCGAGGAACAACGCAAGGAATGGGGCAGGTAGGATTAAAAGAGATGGAATAGACTGTCAGATTGCCTTTAATGCCACTAGACGATATACAAGGTGGATATTCAACCACGCTGCATCTCCATCCAAAGGTAGAAACCAGCGTGACAAAATCATCTCTCATTTGTGGCTCAGTAGTGGAAAAAGCGTACCGATGCTCTTTTGCTCGCAATGTACCATCCGTATCGAGCAGACCTGCCAGCAGCTCCATGCGCTGTGAAATACTGGCTGTGAAATATTCTTCAGGAATATGCTTCACACAGCGGCGATGGCTATGGCACATATCGCCTTTTTGAAGTGCTTGTCGCAAACCAGAGAATCCGTAGTACTCAACACCAGTGTCCTTGTGAACCGTATGCCAACTAACAGGGTAGCCATCGTTAATGACACGCTCAACAATTACCCGATCACAAGGCGGTTCACAAATATCTGGGTGCTGGTTTCGACCATCACCAAGCCAAGCACCCAACGTATACGGCTCAACGGGCAGTTTTTTATACTCTCCCTCAACGAAGTTTTTGAACGGAACCTGATAACAGAATCTTATGCCATCTTTTGTATCGGTAACATAATCCTCCATCATACGCTTAGTTTCGACCACATCAAATCCGTTCTTATGACGGTTAAAAACCGGCCACTCGTGATTTTCATGGCAGTCAATGTATGTGCTGTCAGAGAAATGACATCGCACATCAAGCTGACACTTAGGCGAAACAGCCAGCACCTTTACAAACTGACCTTTCGGGCTGATGACTTCATCGCCGACCTGCAAATCACCGTGATTCTTCCAGCCATTTCGTGTAAGAATTGGCGTATCATCACTCAAAGCCTTTCCTACGCGAGCCGGAAGACTGACCCCCAAGAAATCTATCCGCTTATAAAACAAGTCCTCTAGGTCGTCTGCCAGCACTTTCAGCACTCTGCGTCTGGGCTGATAGAACTTCTTCTCCGGCGCACGGTTCCATTCAAGGTAGATGCAATAACTGTCGAACACATCTTTTGCTTCAAACAGGTACGTCCGGCCGATAATGTCATAGACCTTCGCCACGTCCTCGCCTGTTTTCATCTTGCCCATCATGGCTGCACAGACAGAACGCAGCTCCCCAGAATATTTGTAGGCATCGAACCGCTTGTCTTGCGGCAAAGCATCTCTCAGGTTCACGACCGCCTGAAACCAGTCCTCATAGACCTGTGCTTCTGTCGGATTCTGCTTTGCATACGCTTTGATGCTATCAATGATGGCGATACACTGCTTTGGCTGCATAAAAAATAGGCACCCCCTACCCAAAAATGTAAAGAGTGCCTACAACTGCACAAAAATCAAATATTTGGTTTTATAATGCGATTCCAGAAACTTTATTTCTCAAAATCAATTAAAAGAACTGCCCGACCGTTTCTAACCCTTTTTCTACTTTCTTCATTATGCTGTTTTCGGAGAGATACTCCATGCCTTTCAAGGTAATCTGCGGGTGAATCGGTTCTACAATATGCGGGAACTTATTCGTCAGGTCTTGCGTGTAAACCAGACCGCGAATGAAACCGTTCATTTGCAGTTCGATCATAATCTGCTCCCAGTCAGAGACCTTCATCTTCATTGCTTTTGCAGAGATAAGCTCATAGTCAAATTCTTCATCGCCCTTGTGCTTATCCAGCAGTTTGAGAATCTTGTAAATGGCATTAAAGTTGTCCATGAGCTACTCCTTTCACTGGTTATATAAAGTAGGCTTCGGTTCTTCATCCCCAAGCATCAACTTGTATCGAAGATACTTTTCAATGATACTGCGTCTTTCTGCCAGTGTACCGTAAATAAAAATGAGAGCATCTTTAGCAGCATCGTATTCATTCGGGAAAATGACAATTTCCTCGTTTGCAAAGGTCACGGTGCAGTTTTCCGAATGACAGGCTTCCAAGAACCTCTTAATTTCAAGGAATCCACCAAAGTCAAGCATAGACCGTAGCGTGATGCTTCCGTTCTTAACAATCAGTTCTTCTCCCTGCATATTATCCAGCCTTTCTCTGTTCAGCAATCCGATACCATGTCTGGCGGGTCACATAATATTTGCTTGTTCATCAAGCCACGTTTCGCGGTCAAGTCTTTCCTTCTTTTCGATTAAAGTAGGAGTAAACATTTTATCGCTCTTCCATCCCGCATATTTCTTAAAATACGCAAAATAATCTTCCGCTATTGCGGGAATACTTTCCAAAATAAATGTAAGAAGAGCAACTCTCATTTGCCGCTTAAACATTTCGGAAGGGCCTTCTTTCTTGAAATCAAAAAATATGTTTTCATCATAAAACAAAACATTGCATTTCTTAGATTGGCATTCCAGCATAAACGAAGTGAAATCTTTGCAGTTTACAAAATCGAAAACTGAACGAAATGTCAAATCTGCATCTTTTTTGATAAAGTTCCAGTAAAATGGTTTTTGCTTTTCCATGTGTTTCTCCTTTTCTCTTGCCTGTTGGAGAAAAGAATGGTATACTGTGGTTGCACCATTCTTTTTCCTGTTTTGATGAAGTTGGTGTATTCTTAGCGGTGGCTTGTGGTTGGGCTACCGCTATTTTTATTTGCGTATCTTTCGACACGCTCATACCAAGTGGATTTCCCGATGCCAAGCTGCTTGCAGCACTCTTTTACGGTAATTTTGCCTTTTTGCTGTTGCTCTAATAGGCTTTCAAACTGCTGCTCGTCAACTTGCTTTTCCTGTCTGCCAAAGCTACGGCCTGTTCTGGCCGACACTCTCTTGCCATCAACAATAGGCATGGCAGCTATGCCCTCTGCCTGACGTTGCTTGGTTTTCTTGCGTTCCTGTTCAGCTACTGCGCCCAAAACCTCAATAAGGATGTTGTTTACCATTTCCAGCACCCACGTCTGGTCTTGGAAGTCAATAAGCGTGGTCGGAATATCGAGAATGCGAACAATCACGCCTTTTTCTTTGAACCATTGAAGTTCTCGCTTCATTTCGTCTTTGTCACGCCCGAATCGGTCAAATTCCTTGACGATGACTTCATCCCCAGCCTTGACAGTCTCTTTCAATCGTTTATACTGCGGACGGTCAAAGCTGCTACCTGTCATTTTATCACAAAATACATTCTCATCTGGGATGTCGAACCGATCTCGTGCGATTTTAAGCTGTCTTGCAAGGCTTTGCTCCTTACTAGACACTCTAGCTAAGAAGTAACGCATTTTTTTCACCCATCACTTGATGTCAAACCCATTTTCGACTTTTGTCTCACGAGGGACTACCATAATCTTGTATCCCATAACCCTTAGTGTTTCATCCAGTTTGTTGACACTAATGTTTTTGTGCCTTAGACGTTCATTCAAGGTTTTAAGCGGAATGTCAAGCATATCACTTAACTTCGCTTGATTCAATTCCTTCAATTTCAAAATTTCCTTTATCGCTTCACTTGCCGTCATTTTTCTTCGCCATCCTTTCTTGATTCTATTATATCAAGATATTTCTGGATGTCAAGATATTTCTGGACTTTCTTTGCTTGCGCTTATATTATATATAAATATACTCTAGTATGTATTTATACATACTAGAGTAGTATAAGGACGTTTACTTAGTTAATCACAATCAGGTAGAAAATTTTCTATAATAAGGAGTAATTCTGCCAAACTTCATTTCCGTAAAACTTTGGGTCTTGACAAGCATATTTTCACGCTTTATACTTGTTTCAGCGAAAGCGAGGTGATAGGCTTGGCAAGACGAGCAGAAACCTCGGAACGTGATAAGCTGCGCATGATAAGCACTCGGCTCACAGAGAGCCAGATCGCAAGCATGGAGAGCAGCGCAAAGGCATTGGGCATCTCAAAGGTCGATGTTATCCGCATGGGTATCGAGTGGGTAGCATCCTACGTTGAGAACATCAAGGCATAAAAAAAATAAGCTACCAGCCGCAACCACCACGAAGCCACTGATAGCTTATCCACATCACGAAACGAGAACCTGCAACCACCAAGGGGGCAGTCTCCCTTTTCGGAATCTATTATACCAAAAAGGGCTGCTCTCCGCAAGAGTTAGGAGCAAAAAACATGAAATTTCCCACGACAACCGAAGAGTTTCTGAAAACCCTCGCACACGGCAAAGAGCCGACCAGCGAGGACAGGGAGTATGCAGAAGCACTTGGTAAGCTGTCCGAACTGAACTACCGGGCAGGGTACGAAGCGGGAGCGAACAAAAATAATGGCTGAGTTTTGTGCAAAACGTAGAAATCCAGAGAATAGTACAGATAGCAGTACTACATCCGGTGTTTCATTCCTTGACTTAACACAAAATAAGGTTATACTAACATCACCAGCAAATGAAAGGAGGTGAATAGACATGAGTAGCCCTTACGCCGAGCGGTTCAAGCGAACGCTGACAATCAGTATGACTGACAAGCAGTTTGAACATTTGCAAGCGTATTGTATCAAGAAGCGTGTATCGTTGTCCTTTGCGCTTCGAGATGCGTTCTTTACGCTGCATCCCATCCCGGAGACCGATGAAAACGAAAAATGATACGCTCGCTAAAGTTTGGCGACAGGAGCGAACGTATCATCAAAGCCACTGGAACAAGCTGTTCCAGCCTTATTATAGCAGGAATTGGCTTGTTCCGCAAGAACCATAGGAGTTTTTATGGAACAAAAGGTTAAATATGCTATCAATCTTATCAGCGAGAACGGACAGGTTGTCGTGTCCAGCCGAGAAGTAGCAGAACACTTCGGCAAGGAACACAAGCACGTTCTGGATGCCGTCAAGAATCTCGTAGCCGAAAATTCGGCCACCAAATCTATGTTCTACGAAACCACGTTTGAAAATCGTGGTAAACAGTATCCGATGTACCTCATGAACCGGGATGGATTCAGTTTACTCACGTTTGGCTTTACCGGGAAGGAAGCCCTTGAATGGAAACTCAAGTACATTGATGCTTTCAATCAGATGGAGCAGAAGCTTACCAACCCGGAGCCAGAATCTACAGAGATGCTGTTGAGCCGCGCTCTGATTGCCGCCAACAGTGTTATCGACACGGAGCGCAAGAAGGTAAAGGCTCTGGAAGCGGAAAACGCCAAGATGAAGCCGGATTCTGACTACGCAAAGGCGATGCTGCTCTCTGATGAAAGCCTGACTACCACGCAAATTGCCATGAACTACGGCATGAGCGCACGAAAGCTGAACAAGATTCTTAGAGAGCTTGGCATCCAGCATACAGTGAACAAGCAGTGGATTCCTTATCAAAAGTATCTTGGCAACGGATACGTTGTCGGGCATCCGATCGAGCTGCCGAATGGCAAGACGAAAGAGGTCACCCGCTGGACAAGAGCCGGTCAGAAGTTCATTTACAGCAAGCTCAAAGAAGCGGGCTATCTGCCTGTTGGCGAACAGATTAGAATGGAGACGTGCTGATGGACTATTTGAAGGAAGTGTTTCGGCTACAAGCTGAAAACAAGGAGCATCAGGAGAACTTGAAGAAGTGGTCTGAAGCTCTCGGTCTCACTCTGTCTATTCTGATGCCGGAAAAGGACAATCTTACAGACAAGGAAAAGAAAGAACGTGACAATATTTATTTTGCCGTTGAATCATGCGTAAAAGGATTCTGTACTAGCAGCCATGCCATCGGCTACAATGATTGTATGCTTGAAATGGCAAAGCACGGAGCAGCACACGAGCCGATTATTTATCCCGAACAGTAAATAACACATAAGAAAAGCCAGTGGTTAGAGAGCATCTAGCCGCTGGCTTTTTGTGTTATGTGATTATTCCTCTACAAGGTCTGCGTACTTGACTTCAATACGGGGCAGTTCATCGGTAGTGCTGGTCAATGCTCTGGTGATTTTTTCAAGCCCGGTGAACTCACCGTAGACGTTGATAATATCATCGTCCAGAATCTTCACGGCATCGCCACCACGCTTATCCAGCATATAATACTCGTCATCGGCATAGAAGCCGTATCCGCTGTTGTCCGTGTAGGTTCTCCATGCTTTTTCGCTGCCGGAGAAGTTTGCGTCAATAATCTGCGAGACCTTTACCTTGACAACAATCTTAGTTCCTTCATACTTTTCGGGATAACGGCACAGGTCCTTATAGTCCACAGTCTGGCACTCTGCCTTGTAATCATCCTCGCTTATTTCAGGCACAGACGCAACAGAAGAAGCGGTGGATGCACTTGCCTTAGTGGTGCTGCTGCTTGCAGAGCCGTCAGAACTGCTGCTAGAGCCGCCAATGGCAGACAGAACAATCAGTACGATAATAACGATGAACCACCAACGCTTGTAGATGGGCGGCTTATTCTTACCGCCACACTGAGGGCAGACCTTTGCACTTGCGGCAATCTCTGCGCCACAGTGCTTGCACGTTGTCATTTTATTTTTAGCCATTGTAGATTCCTCCCTTTCAAGGCTTGTAAGGCAAGTATAGCACAGAACGCAGACCCTTTGTAGGGGTCTTTTTATTTTTGCGGGAAATTTTGAGATTGACAATAGGGGGTGGGGTGATTTGCATAGAAAAGAGGGGGGTGGTGAATCACCACCACTTTAATAAAACGTCTTTTTTGAATTTTTTCTACGCGAGGTGTCGACCACCCCACCCCCGGCTCGCCCCATATACCCCAGAGGTGGAGGCCCCAGCCACAGCGCACCCGGACGGCGGGCGCTGTAACGTGTCCGGCAAAGTGTACAATTTCGGACGTTCAATTTTATCCATATTTATATGGATATATTTTGCTAAAAGTATTGACAATCCATATATATATGGATATAATATAATCAGTCCAGATAAATATGGACTACAACCACAATACACCAAAACAGGAGGACAAAAACCATGAAAAAGGCCGTTGATATTATGGACTACTGCGACAAGCTGTTTGCCGCTGACCTTTTCGCAGGCGTCGTGCTGGAGGAAGACTTTGACACGGGTTGCGACTACACATGGAGCGCAGCCGGTGACGACTGGGCGGACAAGTTCCGCGCTGAGCTTAACGGCTACATCTCAGCCGGATGCTGTGCAGAGCGTGCCGCCGACTACCGCAAAGCCCTTGCTATCCTCGACGAGATGGAACAGGCCGCAGCAGAGCAGCACAACGCTCCTGCCGCCCCCGATTATACCGCACTTGCTGATACCATCCGCGCCGAACTCAACGCCCGCCACGACCGCAGCGCATGGGATAAGGCCGTCACGTTGTACGCTCTCGACCTGCTGGAAGATATCCAGTGGAGCGCCAACGACGCGGAGCGCCTGCCCCTTGACGGCGAAGAGCTTGAACGGTGGGCGCTCAACGGTGCAAGCTGCTGGGAGCAGTACAGCAACGGCGGCTGCTCCCTGTGCTATAACGCAGACATTGCCGCCCGTGTCTGCACCCCGTCCGAACTCAAGCGCAAACACGGCGGAGCATATGAGCCCAACAGCCTCGAAACGTGGCTTGACGTGCAAGCCCGCGCACTGTACCAGGCTTGCAACCGTATCCGCACCATCTGCCGCGCCAGCGGCCTGTATTGCAAGGGGGTGCAGTAATATGCTGGCACTTGATGCAACCCAGTGGGCGGCCCTCTGGTATGTGGGCGGTATGATTTCCGGTTTTCTCCTCTGTCTGGTCTGGCTCAACAATCGGGCGGAGCAGTAAGGAGGTAAGACAATGACAAAAGCATTTCGTGCAAAGCTACTTAAAGCTGGCGCATTAGATACTGCAAAATATCGGTATGCTGTATATCACGGCCACGCCTACGACGTTATTAAGCGAATTAAAAAAACTGAAATCCGTTCTTGGAACGCCGAAAATGACGAATATTGGGAATCTGTAGAATACATTTGCTATTAAATGAGGTGTAAAAAATGACTGATTTTGAACAGAAAGTGAACGAATACAGGGAGAATAAACGCTTGATGGAAGAGCTTGAATCCATCAACGATGCAATCAAGGCCGATATAATTGCAATGATGCACGGCGCGCCTGAAATGGTGCAGGGCACGGCAAAGGCCATTTACAAGGATGTGCAGAGCGTCCGACTGGATAGCAAGCTTTTGCAGGCAGCGCACCCAGATATTTATGCTGAGTGCAGCAAAAAGACCGTTTATAAGCGGTTTAGTGTGGTATAAAGGGGGGTCAAGCTATGATTTTATCCACAATCTTGTTCTTTTTTTGGTTTTTCTCGGCGCTGTTTAAGGCGTCAAAGTAAGAAGGGTTTACATTATGACTACCACCAATAAAGGTTTTGATATTATGACCGGACTGTATACCACCCGTTACTATGCACGCAAGGCTTGCTCCGGTGATTGCGTTGTTGTTAAGGTCTGTGGCGGCTATACCATCATGACCGCAGCTGATTATAACATTTGGCACCGCCAGCGCTGACCCGCCTCCCATTTCAACCCCGCTCACGCTGGCGGGGCTTTTCTTTTGCCTTGCATCTGCTGAGGGTGCAGGGCTTTTATTTTGCCCTGCTGCAATACAGCCACACACAAGCGGATACAACGGTTTTTATCCCGTCCATGCAGTTATACAACATACGCCGCAAAACGGCGCACAGGGCTTTACAGGCGCTTTCCCAGCTATTTGCCGTGTTTTGCCGCTGCCGTGTGGCGGGTGCATCCAGCTATACCGCACCGCCTGCGCCACGCTGGACGCTGTACAGGCCAGCACAGCCGCCTATTATAATAAGGTATATAAGGGCGCAGCATACAACAGACCATGCCAGCCCGGCGGCGGTCTCGATACTTCCCAAGCCCGGCGGCTTGCAGTCTGGCACCGGGTTGACCCGGTGCCCTCCACCCGGCGGGGCAGTCCAGCAGCAGGGGCGCGGCGGGCGGCACAGAACCATTGACGGCTACCGCCGTATCTCTTTTCGGGCTTTCGCCCGATAGCCAATAGAGGTCAGCAATAGTCGTAGCGTTCCGGCTGGAATAGTCGTAGCCAATAGTCGTAGTTTCTCCAATAAAATAGTCGTGGAATAGTCGTAAAGTCGTCAGACGACAAGCTTTTGAAAGTCCTATATATAGTATATTAATGAACGGTTCGTTGATAGTCGTAGAGTAATAGTCGCAGCGTTTTCTTACGAGCCTTCGTCAAATAGTCGTGTATTTTTGTGTGAAATAGTCGTTTGCCTTTTAGAGAAAGAGAGGTGCGATAGTCGCTAAGTCATCAGACTGCAAAATAATCACAGTTCATTGCATATATTCATCAGTTTATTCATCCGCTAGACATACCAAATTCGTATGCCAACCGTACTTATTATAATATACGCTTATATATCCTAGTAACTATCTAGGGATTATTCCGCTAGAATAGTCGTACCATCCAATTTGGTCTGCTCCTGCCCGTTTTAATTCCCAGTAACTTACTATGGTATTTTAACCAATCCATAGCATTCTACTAGGAATAGTCAATGCAACATTTCTACATATTCAACCGCCTACAAAATGAAGTCAATTCTCCATGTTAAATAGTCGCAAACAATCCACTAGTCCGAACCCCACGCCAGTTCTAGCCTACGGTCTGCTCTGCTGGCTAACGGTGTAGCTCTTGGAGATAGAGGGTTGTAGGGAGAAAGAACCAGTTTGCAATTTCGCATAACTGTTATTTATTCACTTTTGAACTATCGTGGCACACCCGGCTCCGTCAACGCGCGCGCCTGCGCATATAACGCCCGCGGACGCGCTAAACACACGGGGAGGGAAAGGGGGAGCACGGAAGATGTTAGGGGGATTATAGGGGGTAATAGGGGTTGTAGGGGAAAGAGGGGGACAAAAGGGGGAAAGAGGAAACAAGGGGGAAAGGGGACAAAAATTTGAAAGCCATCCCTGAAAGTGATAGTCGAAGCGTTTTTTTCGTCTCAATCAGCCTTGCGATTTGGCAAATAGTCGTTTGCATCCGCCCATTTGGCTTCTATCATCGCTGGAAAGGCGCGTAGGAGCCTGCTTGCTGTGTTTTTACGATTGACCCGATAACTTTCACGTCTGACACAGAAAAGCCGTTCTTCACGCTCCTACATCGGTCTAATCGCATGGTCTAGTTTGAGATATACCATCAGCATCAACGGAGAGCCGTCTACGAGCGTCTGTGGCGTGTTTTCGTGATTAAGTCGATAAGTTTATCGTCTAACGCCTAAAACGTCTTAAAACAGGCTTTCTCTTGGAGTTGGCAAAAACAAAAGACTGCCATTGCTGACAGCCCATGCGCTCAATCCATCCAAGTGTACTCTTGGAACCGTTGAATCTGCTTGTTAAACGTAATGGGAAGGTCGCCTATCTCGCCTTCCTTGTTTTTGCTCAGCCGGAACAAGTACTTGTCAGGGTTATCACCAGATAGAAGGATGATTGCATCAGCGTCCTGTTCAATCTGTCCACTCTCTCGCAAGTCGGAGTTAGTAGGCGTTGCTCCGGGCTTGGATGGGTTTCGATTAAGCTGTGCCAGTGCCACAACGACAATGCCTGTGGTCTGCGCCAGTTCGTGCAGGGCAATGGATATAGCTGTAATGGCGGCATACCTGTCCTTTGCGCCTGTTTCGTGGATGAGTTGAAGATAGTCTACGAAGATGACCTGAGCCTTTTTACGGAGAGCCTGAGCCTTCATCCACGCCACGTTCTTTCCGGCAGCGGAGCGGATATATAAGGGCATCTTCATGTTCTTTGCCTGTCCGTCAATCTCATTCAAGCTGACCGCCTTATTTTTCACCGTGTCCAGAGGGCAGTATATTTGATTAGCCATTAGACGTGCGCCCAGCTTGCGTTTGCTGGTTTCTAAGCTGAAATAGTACACGGTGTAGTTTTGCTTTGCCATGCTTGCTGCTATTTGCAGGGACAGGGCTGTCTTGCCCGCAGAAGGTCTGCCGCCGATGATGATAAAATCACCCGGTGAGATGTGCAGCGCTTCATCCAGACGCTCTAGGCCTGTCTTGATGTACACAGGCTTTTCGTCCATGTGAAGAACATAGTCGTTCAGCACATCCTCGTATGTCCACGCATCTTCTTCCTCAGCTTTCAGGCTCATCGCCTCGCCCATCTGCTGGTAGATGTCTGATAAATCAGAATAGTCGGTAAGCTCGCTGGTCATCTGAAATGCCAGACCTTGCACACGAGTGAGTGCGGCTTGTTCTCTGATAAGCTGTGCCCAACGCTGCATCTGCTCCCTGTCAATTCGTACACACTCTGATTCACAGGTTTGCACACACGCCAAGAGCGTCTGCGCTACGTCTGGATGCTGCGTGTTTATCTCGACTATATCTATCTTACCCCTAGCCGTCCAATATCCCTGAACAGCCGCAAAAGCGTCTCTCAGCTCAGGTCTGAACAAGTCAAGTTCAAGGTCTGGTATGATTTCATCTACAACGCCCGGCTTGCAGAGCATCAGCGCACCGATAAATACCGTTTGAACGTCCATTGTCATAGTCTAGGAAACTCCATATCCGTACTTTGCTCGTACTGGTCATCCTGTTTCAATGCGTAAATGTCCTGCCATCCAGCATAGATGCTCTGGTCAAGGATGGCTTTCCAGTCATGCCGATCAAACTTTTCCAGCTTATTACAGAGCATCTGTTTTGCCCGGTCTGTCATAGGCTTTTTGATTCTTGTACGCATCTGCGCAAACTCTCGCAGGGATTCCAACAAGGCTTTATCGCCATGAGCAAAGTCGGAGAAGATGTCAGGTTTCTTTTTGACTGCACTCTCCGGCAATGTCTTGACGTTCATCTGACTGTCAGCTGACACTATGCGTTCATTGTCATCTGACTTTGAACCCATAGATGAGCTGACCTTCATCTCATTTATGACATGAGGATGAGCTGACTTTCGTGTAGACCATCCTTTTGACGCAATATCGCTTCTTTTTGATTCTTCATCGAGAAGATGTTTAATCAAAATGAAACAAGATTCTTCTTTTTTTGAGTTCAAAGTTGCGTCTTTTCCTTCAAAAACATATGCGCAGATTGCATCGTAGAGTTCCAACTTCTCTTTGCTTTTGAGTGTGGAGATGGCTTCAAAGTAGTATCGTTGGAACGTAAAGCTGTCTCGTTTTTTGTCCATACCTATCCCCCATTAAAACGGGCACTCAGCGTCAGGTTCACGCAGCCAGCCTTCGCCCGGAATGTTGACTATCTCATAATACTGCCGTGCAACGTAGATTGTTTTCTGCCCGTCCTCAGCAATCAGACCAACTACAAGATAGCCACCAGCAGCCATAAAGAACCAAGGGTTGCTATTGTAGGTCTCGCCCTTCATCCAGTTCTTCATTTTGTTCACGGCTTTTTCAATATCCTTGTCGGGGAAGTCTGGGTTTTCGTATGCAAAGAAATCCTCAGGAAATTTAAGCTTTTTCACTTTCTAAATCCCTCTCTCGTTCTCGTGATTCGCTTATGCGCCTTTACAGGCCTTTCGCCTTTGCCGTATGCTGGGCGGATATGCTTCGCCTTGATGTACCCGCAAGGCGGCTTCGGCCCAAAGTCGAAAAAGCTCAAGTCCATAATGATGATGCCAAACTTTTTATTCGTCATACTCAATCCTCCTTTGGCTCTTCTGGCGCATACGTCCAGTGCGTTACAATGTACCAATCATCGTGTTCCAAAGGGTCGTTAAACTCGTCTCTCCACGCTTTTTTTCCGAATGCCGGTGCATAGAAGCCAAGTCTCATGTACCGCTCATAGTCGTTTTCGTTTTGGTAAATGTGTTTTACCATCAAAATCAGCATCGGAGAATCTGACGGCGGCAACTCATCCCGCACGGAATGCCATACATACTTGTTCATTTCCATCACCTCATACCATCGGAAACGCCATCCAATGCGTTACCGTAACGCCTTTTGGCAGTCTCTCGCCTATCTCATCCCAGAATTGACCGTCTGCGTAACAGCCAAGAAAGTACGCAGTTGGCGAGATTCCTTGCAACATTTTTCCATCTTTATCACGCCACGTTGTTTTAGTCGCAAGCAACAAAGGCTGTGTCCGCTCTCGTGGTGGTTCGTTTGCCGTATGCCAGAAGGTGTTAGCCATTGTCCTTTACCTCGATCGTCGGTGCAGTGTCAATGTAGTCAAGCACATCGTCTAGCGCATATCCCATGTAAGCGTACTCGACAGTAAACTCTTGCTCTAATTCCTGCATCCATTCTTCAATGCGTTTCCGTAGTGCATTGGCATCAATCGGTCTGGCTCTCATTGCACGTTCTCCCTTCAAATCGTGTTATCAACACTTATAACCGTAAACGCTAAAGATGATTGCAAACCCAACGAGAAAGAAAAGAACATTGACTGCTACAACCGCAATGGCTTTTAAGATTACGTTGTCTATGTATTCGTCCAAAATGCTAAGAACTATATATTTTTCGACCAAATAAATCGGAAAAACGAGCACAAAACCAATCATTGTCGTCAAAACAAAACCGAGTACAATTTCAAACAAAGACATTTTTCTTTCTCCTTTCAATCTCCGTCCCACACACCGTCAGGACGCATCTTTGCAAACGCCAGCAGACCGTACAAGGCACGTTTGGCGTTGCCCTCTGTGGCGTTCCAGTAGTCACTATCGTCTACATCGTCACCTAGTGCAGAAATAGCCTTTTCAAGCATCGGGATGCTTTCTGCGCCTGTTTTGCCATATATGGAGCGGATGCCGCCCTCACCAAACACTTCCGGTCGATAATAGAAGTGACCGTAATTATAGGTGACGTTGAGCCACAATTCTTTTGTACCGCCCATAGAGTGCATACCACCAGCAATAAAATGTGTACTATCCGCTTTGAGCGGTTCATGCGTTACAGGGTCGCACAGCGAAATATCATAGCTCATATTCGTCCAGCTCCTTTTTGATTTGCTGGCGTTCAATCTGCTTCAATCTTGCCTTTGCCAGCTTGCGGTTGTCAGCCTTGCGGATAGCCCAGTTGTTGCGGTGGTTTGCCCACGCTGCAAAATAGTGACTGTATTCGCTTTGGTCGTACCAGCCCTTGCCAATAAGCCCTTTATAGGTCTGCTGACGTTTCATCTTTCTTCTCCCATTCCTTGCATCCACGTTCGTCCCACACGAAGTCTGCGACGTGTTCTGACTGGTCGTTCACGCATACGCCCTCCGGCTCTGCGTACCATTTGCAAGAGCCACAGGACGGCTCAGATTTGTTCTTGCAGGATTCTGCTGTGCATCGGATAGCTTTGCCAGCAGAGAACTGCTTGATGCCTATGCAAGAGCAATGTTCGGTGGTGCAGTAGAAGCTCATTCCTCTATCTCCTTCCATCCGATAAACTCGCATAAGCCAACAGTGTTATTGTCGCAACGATGAATGAGGACTTTATCGCTTATTTTGAATTTTGCGATAAATCCAATTTTGCTTTCTTCCATTTCGTTTTCAAACATCCAATCAACAATGTCTTTGTTGATTCTGACATCGCCTTCGTCCGCCATGGTTGCAAAGCACTGCTTGCATCTGTAAAGAGCACACTTTTTCATCTTCTTTACTCTCTCTTTCCCCTGTTGAACCGCCCGATCACTCGCTTATACTCTGCATAGCACTCCGGGCAAAGGTCGCCTGTGTCCCTGCGCCACGCCCAGTCCTTGAAGTATTCGTCAGGGTTCATCATCCTGCTGCCCAGAACTGCTCCGCAGCGGTCGCATTCTCGCTTGTGGTAGATTCCTCTGTCAGTTTGCATTAGTTATCCTCCGCATCCAGCCTGTTTACGCAATTTTCCTTCTGACATTCATTGCAATTTCCGCAACACTCAAAAGAAAAATGCGTGATTTTTTGTGATTTATACTGACGGAGTAAATATTTATATTGGTTGTAGCAGTAAGGACAAACAAGCATTCCATCAACGTTTCCCCATCCGACTGCTTCTTCAAATTTTTCCCAGTGATTGAATCCTCCGTCCATATCGCCAGTTTTTAAAAGTTTTACGAAATGCGTCATTCCGCATCTGTCACATTTGTAAAGTTGTCCGTTTGTTTTCATTTCATTCATTCTCCCCAACATCCTTAAACAGGATTTCTTTGTCGGCTTTCCAGTCCTTAATTTTGCACGGAATATCCGTGCCGGGCACGGTCTTTTTCAGACCGTCCATCTGCCAGACGTTCCATGAGATGGTATCCGCGATGCAGTCAAGAAAAATTGGCATGAAACCGATTTCTAGCTTTTCAGCATCAAACCGATACCTGAAATTTTCAATCAGTGTCAGGAACAGGTTGCACCGCGCCAGCAAAAGATTGTCTCCCTGCCACTCATAGCCGTATGTCGATGCGTAGGCATTGATTGCCCAGCATATCCATATATCGTAGTCATGGAACTGCTCTGCCAGAACATTCAGCTTCCTGTCCAGCAGACCGATTCTATTCGGCACGGCAATCATCTGCCCTGTTGTGGTATCGTATCGGCTTGTCAGAAACGGCGCTTCTCCACAGGTGACCTCAAGACAAGTCTTGTTGATGTAATCCTTCCAGTCCTCATCTTTCAGGTCGTTTTCGGCAACGTCTGTCATCTTCTTGCAAACCCAAGTCGGCGTAAACACCTCTGCTTTCTTGCTGGTGCGCTTCTTCTGGTCTGCAAGCCGTTTCTGCACACGAGGGACAAGCTGAACCTTGTCCAACTGTTCCAGTGTGATTTCATCTGAAAAGCCCACGCCCAGTTCAGGCGGCGGGTCTGTCGCCCAGATGATGTTCTTACCTGTCGTGTGGTCTTGCAAGAGAACAGGCAAAAATGTGCGTAAGCATGGGTCGGAGAAGTCAATCAGAATATCGCTTTGTGAAATATTTTTTGTGAGCATAATCGGATGTCCACCCTCCCGCTTTTCTTGCTTTTTCTAAAGATTTTTCCATCATAGCTTGATGGTATTCGCAAAACGAACTTCCAGCTTTTCTTTGCTTTCCGCAGTTAAGACACAGTCCAGCTTCACGCCATTGGCTCCTTATTGTCCCACGATGGTTTTCTTCATACCTTTTCCATCTTTTTCTGTTTTTGAGCCAGTGTTCGTAGCAGGTTTTATGCCCCTGATAAAGCGGTTTACCGCACATGGGGCAAAGCCCATTTTCAAGCATTTTTTCTTTATGTTCTTTGTTGTATTGCTTTTTCCAATTTTTGTATTCGGGGTTTTTGTTTTTCTCTCTTCTTATAGCGTTCCATTTTTCTCTGCACTCATCGCACATAATGCGATTGGGTGATGCGTTGTTCTTTTTACACTTAACGCAGATTCCGTGGCTCTTGTACCAATAATAGCTTTCGTCTGCCACAGGTTATCACTCCTCAACCTCTCTGTACTCCACGTCAATCTCTTTCGGCAAAGCCGTCTGGTACTTCTGGGCGAGCTGTTCTGCGCTCTGGGTATCGCCCAACGGCTGTTCTGGCGGCGCAACGGTGACTTCCACGTTGTCACGCATACCAAAGTAGTTCTTGGCTCGGAAAATCCACTCTGCCGGGTTCTCCTGACCGTACATACCGTTGTACGCCCACATGGACTGCATTTGCAGAATCAGCTTCAAGATGTACTTCTGCTGCAAGCTGTCGTCACGGCGTTTACCAGCCATAATTTGCTTTAGGCTCACCCATTCGATGCCCAGCACCAGTGCAATCCATTCCACCACAGGGGAAATTCTGGCTTCGATGCAAGCGTCAAAGAAGAAGTCAAGGCGTTGCTGCACTTCAATCGGGTTGTTCATGTCCACGCTCGGAAGGTCGCCAAAATACTTTGCTGCAATCATGCCGATGACCTTCTTGTCCTCTTCATCACCGATTCTCGACTGCAAATCGCCTGTATTCAGCATCTTAGACCTCGTAATTGCTAACTCCTGTTGTTCTTTCACCTTTTTACTCACCTGTGAGCGGATAGATTTCCGCTTGTTAAGCATCTGTTGTTTCTTCTTCTCTCGCTCTTTCTCACGCTTCGCAGCGGCTTCTTCTTTCGCCTTTTGCGCCCGCTTCTCACGCTTTTTCTTTTCAGCTTCGGTCAGCGGCGGTCTGCCACGACCACGCTTCGGGGGTGTTGCCATGTATCAGACCTCCTTTGGTGGTTCAGGAAATGGCATCCAAAACCGAAATAAGTCCGGCGCATCAGCCACAAAATCCCACTTAGCCGGTTGTGAAATCGCTGAGTCCGCATACATTGCAATGACTTTCCCGTATGTGGAATCATCCCTTGTTGGTGGGTTTTCTTTTGTGTTTATCCACTTATCCTGAAAGCCATTTTCGCTATAAGAAACGATTTCAAAATAATGTGTAGCCATCCCAAGTTCTTGCTCAATATCGCTACGGATGCCGTTGTCATCCTCGTCCGCTTCGATTTCGAGAACAAGGTAAATTCGCTTTTTCACACTCTCACCTCTTCATCTTCTTTTCGATGTTGTCCAGCTTCCATGCAATTTGCCAGACGGAACAGCAACCGTCCAACCGTCGCCACCAAGCGCACTTTTCTTTTTCGCAGACGCACCGACCAAGCGGATTGCTGGTCATCTTCATCGGGCAGTAAAGTTCGTTATCCATGATTTTTCTTATCCCTCCAACTGGAGATGAGCGTTTACCATCTTGACGGGTAAAAGCTCATCTATCTGCAAAAACTTTCCGCTTTTCAGGTTGATGCCGCCGGACAACCCGCTTACCGAAAGTTCCACGCTGGCTTTCATGAGAATTTCGCCTTTCAGTTCAAACACATCTCCATATTCCAGACACCCAAAATTGGCTTCTTTTCTCTCAATATCGCAAATTTTCATCATTTCTACCTCATCACAATAGCCGTGCAGCGTCCTGCAACCGTGCAATGGCAAGCCGTTCCTTATCCATTGTTACCTCCATCTAACATCCTCTATGATGTTTGGATTTTCATGCGATTGAAACTCATATAGACTGCATATGGTTTTCCTTCCACAAATCGGACAAATAGGAGTTTCCCCATTATCTGCCATCGCAGTTGCAACGCGTGCATCACATACAGAAATGGCAGTATTGCAGAAGTAACAAGTGAACGTTGCTCTTTTAATGCGGCAAGACTTTGGATTTATTGAAGTGATTTCCGAAATAGCTTCTACCGAAAATATTGCCATCAGCTCCACCTTTCTCTCAGCTCTTTTTCGACCTGTTCTGACTTTGCGGTGATGTAATCCGCAAACTCGTCAGGTGTCATGTTCTCGTTCTTGAACTGCCCGACCATCTCCCAGTACCTATCGCCAATGCGGATGATTTTCTGCACCTGTTCATCGGTCAGGTCTGCATCGCACCGAAGGTTCTGAATCAGTGCGCCCCATGTGGCAGCAATTCCATCCAAAGCCATGCGGAAGCCGTACAACTGGTTCTTCCGTGCAATTTTGCGGAGGTTGGTTGGCTTGACCTGTTTGCCACACAGGGGGCAGTTTCCAAATTTATTCATCCGACTTCTCCTTTGCTCATTTCTGTTCTCCTTTCAGTCGATGTATCTCCATGCAACGATTTTGACATCACTTGGAACCCACTCACCACTGCTTTGAAACCAGCGTTTATCGTTATATCTGCGGTACGCAATGTCGAGGTCCCCATTTTCAAGCTTTATTTCGACAGCCGCGCCACATTGCGGTTGAGTAGTCATGTTGTTCCATTCGTTCTTGTTTCCGTTGTCTATTTTTTCTTTGTTTGGCTCTAACCAGTCATTCAGTTCTTTCATGCAGGACGGGCAAAGTTGAATCGGTTCTTCGCCCAGTCCAAAGCGGTTTTGTTCCACCGTACAATCCAAGAACAAAATCGAATTTGCTGTTCCGTAGCACCCGTTTATGTCAGGCACTTTCCGATTAAAAATTTCTCCGCATCGGTCACACTTAAACACCGTTGCCATATTCGTCCTCCAATCTCTTTAGCAACCCATCAACGTCATACCGCCAATGGACACGCAGCCTTTTTGCTTTGACCTCTATCCCCTCTTGCTCTGCCCACTGCCAAGGGATGCTTTTCCGGCTCTCGTTGTAACGGAACGCCAGAACCTTGCTGGCAGGGATTGCAAAGGTGCGGTTGACCGCCCTGTAATTGACTATCACATGGGCGGTCTGACCGCCATACCCCATCGCATCCACCATGTCAGTGATGTGCTTTTCCTTGCGGTATTTGCACTTAGCCTTGTCATACTTGCCGAACACCTTTTCCAGAGGGATAGAAGGCGTTTCGATGGTTTTCAGCTCAAACAGGTGGTTCATTGGGTATCGGTACACAAGGAAGTCACAGATGTTGTCGATGGAAAAGGACAAGTTCTCGTTGCCGCCGTAGTAGGTGGCAGCACTATCTTTCAGGCGGTAGCACCACGCATCAGATGGGACGGATGCTTTGAAGTCTGCTTCAAACTGCTTGCCGGTGTTCATTCGTTGTCCTCGATTTCTTTGGCTTCTCTGATACGCAGTCGGAGAAGTTCGCTATTTGCATATCGCAGTTGCCAGCTACCAAACCAGCCTTTGTGAACAAGTTTTCCAGCGCAGTAAACAAACTCCTGCTTCATCAATTTATCAAGCGAAATGATGTAACTTCCCGGCTTATACTTTCTTTTATTCATCCTCGTTCACCTCTAAATTCACTTCCGAGAAACCGCTTCTTGCCTTTTTCCCGGTGCTTGTCCTCATAATCACGGTGGTACACGCTCTGGCTATGGTTCAGCTCATACACGAACGCTTTGCGTTCCTCGAAGTCTTTCTTCTCTGCCTTGTACTTCTCGCAGGTGTCGTGGCAAGCTTGGTGACGTGATGTGCAGTTGAGACAACAGGTAATCATTGTTCGTCCCTTTTCATTTAGCGATAGCTGTATACCATTTATAGTTTTCGCCAGTTAAAATGGCAGCTATCGCGCTTTTGCTTACGTTGTATTGTTCAGCAAGTCGTCTTTGAGAAACACCATCTTTATTTTTCTTTATGATTTCTACGGCTTTTTCTGGTGACAGCTTCTGGTTTTTCGTCACATATCCTCGAATTCTGTAACCATCCATCATGTTTTCGCTTCTCGTTCCGTATTCAAGATTCTCGCTGCGATTATCTAATTTATTTCCATTTTTATGTCGAACATCATATCCATTCTGATTCTGCCCAATAAACGCAAGTGCAATAAGAACATGAACTTTTACGCTTTTAGACTTATTCTTAACGCTTAAATTCACTGAATAATATCCACTACTTTTAGTGGGTTTAAGTATTCGCTGCTTAATATGAACCAATCTTCCGTTTTTATAGCAGATAGTCCGTTCAACGCTTTTGATTCTTCCGAGCGAGCTGGCTTCATATTGGGGAAAGTTTGGAATCTGCTTCCATTCTTCAGGATGCCCGCCGGACGGCTCAATCAGGTCGCAGGAATAGGCTTCGTGGCCTTTCGCCCGGAATGCTTTGCAGACTTCCTGTGATTCCTCACAGGCGACTAAAACTTTCATCTTTCCAAACGCCCGTCCAGCCAGATAGCGCAGCTCTTATATAAGGTAGGCGGTCAGTCTGCTTGTGGGAATCTTTTCAATTCTTCTTTCAAGCATATATTGTCGCTAATATCCAGTGTTCCGTCGTTACTACTTGTGAGAAAATCGAGAAGAGCTTCCCTTGCTCGGCATCTGTCTAAAACGTCATCAACGCACTCTCCGTTGTATTCGCCAATGCAGAAAAGTTCATTTTCGCAATCGCTCATTTTGACCGTAATGCAAGACGAGAAACCTTCTTTTAGCTTGGGAAAAATAATTCTCGTAATTGCATCTGCGTTGAGGTAGCACCCATTGGTAGTCCGAATCAGTTTCATTCTTTTATCTCACTTTCTCGAAATATTACGTTAATTCGCTATTTTCAGAACGGCAGGTCATCCGCGTTGCCCTCAATCACAGCGAAGTCGCCAGTGTCAGGCGCAGAGCCAGACCCACCAGCCAGTGTTTTCTTCGGTCTGACCTCATAATCGCCGGAACGAATCTTGTCCACGCTGGTGAAGCGGTCAACGACCAGCTTTGTCTTAATGTTTCCATCGTTGCCCATGTACTCTTCCTCACGGAGAACCACGCCGACCAGCTTGCCACGCAGGGCCTTTTCATCGTTGTTAAACTTGTAGCCGGGATTGGACTGCTCCACAGCGGTGATAAAGCCCTTGAAGAAGGGCAATGCCTTCTCTTTGTAGCTCTTGATGGTCTTGCCTCCCCATGCCCATTCGCCCGGATTCAGCTTACCGCGCTCGATAAGGGAAGCTGTCTGCTCACGCCAGTAGCCCTTGAACTCGCCCTCTGTGACTTCCCACTCAATGTTCAGACGCTCCTTTGCGGGTTCGTCCGTTGCCTTGCAGATACCGGCAACGTAGCCGCCAACAGGCAGGTCGCGGCGTTCGGTGGCTTCCTGCACGTCATTCCAGTTGATGTTCTTCATCTGTTACTCTCCTTTGTTATCCGGCTGAACCGGGATGTTGTAATACTCACGGATGGTCTTGTCTACGGCGGCGAGGTCGTTCTCGATCAGCGCATCGTTGAACATCCCAAGCGGGGTTTTCACGGTGTCCATCCCATCATTGCGAGTGCTGAACAGGTATCGACCATCCTGTACAACGGTTTTCAGAACGATGGTGAAGTACCCTTCCACGCAGACCTTCTCGTCCAGCAGCTTGCCGATGGTCTTAAACTTCTCACCACCGTCTCCGTCACGCTCGCTATGCCCGAAAAAGTAGACCACAACATCATCCGGCAGTTCTTTCGCCCGCATCAGCAAGGTGTTGAAGTTGGCTGCCATGTCGGTAAACTTCTGGTATCCAGCGACCTTTGCGTTCCGCATGAACTCGCCGGTCATAAGATAGGTTGCATCGTCAATGACGATGGACTTACGCTTGGTGCTGTGGATTGCAGCATCAATCTTGCCGTAGTCGTTGGTGATATAGGTTTTCATGCTGCTGCGGAACGGCAGCGGCTTGCCAAGCACGTTGATTACCGCCACCTGTTCCGGGTCAAAGTTCCGAAGCGAAGCGGACTTGCCGCTGCCGGAGTGACCGTAGACCATTACTAATACCGCCATTTTTTCTTTCCTTTCTTTGGCTTCATTAGGCTTCATTACTCTTACTTTGGCTTAACTTGGCTGCACAAAATCAACCAGCCATCAGTTCTGCCAACTGTGCACGGAGGTCTTTCAACTCCGCTTCCTTGTCCTCGATTTCATACTGCAAATCCGCGATTTCATTTCGCAAGTCCTTAATCTCAGCCAGCCGGTCAGCTTCTTTGGCTTCTGCCATCTGCTCGTTGGTCATAAAGTACACGCCGTCTTCCGGTTCGTTTATTCCGCCAAATCTGTCAAGGTTAATCATCTTTTGTCCTCCCTCTCTTACGTTCCTCTTTGATTTGCAACGCACTGTGCCACTGGTCTTTATCGATTTCAATGGTAGACCACCGGTGGTTACAGGTAAGGCACTTTTTGCGGCGAACAACACTGTCATTGTCAGGTCGGCTGTCAACCGTTGTAATGTTGTCACTGCCGCACATCGGGCATTTCATCGTACATTCCTCCACTCGTTCGTGTGGTGAGGAATGCGTTTTACTTTGCGATTTTCCTGTTCAATACGTTCATTTTCAGAGCTGACCCCAATGGCACACAAGACGAGTGCTGCGGCGAGGAAGCTACACGAAAGAAAGACGTACCCAAACATTGCTGCCACGCTTTGGCTTTTCTGGATTGCGTCGCCGCATCCTACCGAAAAGATTGCTAACGCGATTCCAAGCATACAAAGGACATTAGCTTTCAGGCTTTTCACTCTTATTACCTCCAAAACTCAGTATCCATGCCGTAGCCATCGCCACAGACGTCGCGATAATTCCACGGGTAGCTGATGCACCTACCAGAATACCGATGTGATGCACCATCCAGAAGTTCAGCAGAAATACCGCCAAAACCGTTGCCAGTGCTATGCCCCACATCAGGGCAACTTCAATCAGTGCTTTCATTTTGTCTCCTTTCGTTTTTGCCGTTGCTGTTCTGCTCCTAACTACTCAATGCCTTAGCCTATTGTTTCTATTCTTTGCCATTTTCTTGTGTCTGGTTTCCTTCCGGTCTGGCCTTGCGGGTGGGAGGCTTGATATAATCCGAATGCTCTTTCCACCACTTGGCCATCTGCCTACGCTTTACTATATTTGCGCATTTCTGGTGATATTTTTGATGCTCATACAGCTTGCGCATTGGCTTTTTACACCACTCGCAAGGGACAACTCCATATGGAGCGCGTCGCGCTGCTTGATTCTCTCTCCTAACTAATACTGTGCATTCTTCGCAATATCGTTTGGTTTTGAGAACTTTGCCAAGAAAGACGCCGCAGCGCTCACAGTACTTTTCTTCCACGCTGCATCTCCTCTTTCAACCTTTCTTCTCTGTTGTGCCGTTCAAAGCACTGGTTGATGGATTTCTCCATCCACAGCACCTTGTTGGCATCGTTTCTGGATACGCCAGCTGCCATTGCCAGCTTTAGTCTGCGCTTGCGGCTTTGCGCTTTACGAAATTTCATCACCAGCACTCACCAGCCTTATCTGTAATGAACTTCGGGACTTCCTGGCCTGTGGCAACGCACAGCGCAACTAGCTTTTCGACCCAAATATCAAACAGGCTTTCTTTTGGCATATAGCACTGGCCAACACAAGGCTCCTTAAAACTCTTCCAGATTGTCAGGCCGACAGCGCCATCCGTGACTGTCCATATCATACTGTAGCCTTCATTGCACAGGTTGTACAAAATGTCTCGTGCTCTGCTTTTGGCTTCGTTGATTTCAAAGGCATCCCAGTGCTTTTTGCTTTCCTCGTAGGCTTCCACCGCCTTGTTAATGGCGTGGTGCGCTTCGTTCGGGTGTTCAAGGTCTACCTTTAAGGTGATAATATGCTCCATGTTCAGCCCTCCTTATACCGCACCGTCAAACGCCTTATCCATAGCGTCCATAACAGGCTTTAAGCGTTCCAGCGTGTTGTACTTCTGCTTGAAGCTCTGTGCATCCCGGAAAGCGTCTGCCATCATCTGACTGTGCAAATCCGGGTGTTCCAGAACCTCTTTCATCGGCATATAAGACCGAACAGGCGGTTCATCCGGCGCAACCACTGTAATGTTGACGTAGGCTCTGACAGGCTCCTGCGTATCCTCGCTGGTGATGCGAATTGCTCCAATCATGTGCCGTGCCTGACCCTGACGGTACTTCTCGGCGGCAACTTCGTCTCTCCACTCGAAGTCGTTATGTAGAACCGATTCCTTCGGTCTAGCATAATCAACAACCAGCTCCGGCGTTAGCTTGCCGCTGTTCTGCCGGATTTCTTCAAACGCACCAGCGGCTTCATCGGCAGTTGCCTTGTAACAGCACTTGTCGTTCTTCCACTGATAACCAGTTTTAATGTTCATTTTTTGCTCCTTTCTGAATTTTTGGCTCCATGCCAGCCGCTACATACCAAACTGCACCCGAACGCATCTCGCCTGAACACGCCTATCCAGCCCATCCACACCATTACTTGCCGTCCGCGACCAACCTCGCCAGCCTTGCCGCGTCTTAACGCTCCGCACATCAACTCAACATAACGCACCAAAACTTAACGCACCTCGCCTCGCCAGCCACTCCACACGGCGCCCTGTCTTGCCAATCCGTGCCACATCCCGCCTTAACAGCCTAACCTCGCCGGAACCCAACATAGACCGCCTAGCCTAGCCAGCCTTAACGAACCTAACACTAGCATTCCTAAATAAGCCGAACCCCGACTGCCAATCCAGACATTACCCAGCCGCTCCTTACTGACCATAACATGCCAGCCAAAAGAGCTTTACTCGCTCAGTTCAACATGGAATGCGCCCCAGCTACCGCCTTTTTCGATGCGCCACTCGCCAAGACCGCACTGGTCGCCGCCAGCGTTCAGCATATTCACGATGTCGGACAAGCTGAAGTTGCCGTTCTCGTTGAAAGAGATGGTAACGTCCATGTACCAGTTGGCGAACTCAGGACGATAGCGCAAGTCAGCGGTTCCCATGCCGATACGAACAGAATCCTCACGACCTACGAACTTCGGTTCGCCTTCCGGCTTGAAAGACTTGATTTCGATGAACTCAGAACCGTTGTCGCCGAAAATCATAAATGCGCCACGAGCGGAAACCTTATCCTTCGTCCAGCCCAGACGGAATGCAGCGGAAACGGCAGCGGCCTTAACAGCGCAAGCAGGGAAACCGAACTGCTCAGATGCTGCGTACTTGTCCAGCAGCTCTTCTGTCCAGTCAGCGTAGGCAACGTCCGGCTTGCCGTTCATCCAGTACAGTGCTTCGGCGATTTCGCCGTAGACGTTCTTAGCCTGTTTCTTGTCCTTCTTGAGCTTCGTTCCCTGCTGAGATGCAAGCAGCTCCTTTTTCGCCTTCTCGCTCCATGCGTGGACAATCAGCGGAGAATCGCCGATAATGCGGATTTTTGCGGTTTTCTTAATAATGGGCTTGATGCAGACAACGGTAGCTTCTTTCTTAGTCATTTTAGTTCTCTCTTTCTTTTTTGCTTGTTTGCTCAAATGCGTTTGCAGTCACATCTGAGGTTCGTTTTCGGTATTCTGCTCGATTTCAAGAATCTTGCAGATGCTCTGGATAATCTTATCCGGCTTTCGCTCGCCACGAAGAATCTTGTAGAGGTACGAATCATCAAGGAACAATCCAGTATCGCTTTGAACCGCCTGAATCAGCTCCGTTTGCTTCATACCTCGCTGCAACAGCTTCATCTTCACTTCCAGCTCAAAGCCAGAACGGAAGTTTTCTTTCAAAATTCCACCTCCATTTGCTAAAATCTATTGACAAGTACGGAAAACTGTACTAATATAAGGGTGTAGAGAGTTTATATTGTACAGTGTTCTGTACTGCCTATGTCTGTATTATAGTACAGGCTTCTGTACAAGTCAACTCTTTTGTACAAAATTCTGTGCATTTGTATACTTGCACAAATATGGGAGCATTCTTATGTCGGACTTGTACAGCAACATCCATGCACTTTGCGAAAAAGAGGGCATCAAAGACGGAACTCTTTGTAGTAACATTGGGATTCGCCGCAGTTTTCTTTCCGAATTGAAAGCTGGAAGAACCAAAAGTCTGTCCACAGAGGTTCTTTCTAAGATTGCAGCTTATTTCAACGTGTCGGTCGACTACCTTCTCACTGGCAACCAAAAAGAAAACCCGCCCCAGCAGCCGCAAAGTGAAGTCGATGCAGCAGTGGAGCGGATTAGAAAAAAGCTTGAATCTATGCCGAAGGAACAGCGTGAAGCGCTGATGAACTTAATCGAGAAGATGTGACGTTCATGCCCGGTAAAATAAAAACCCCCTGTGCCGGGCTGGTGTAGCTCTGCGCAAGGGGTTTTCTGTTACTTTAGGTCTAGCGCTTGTTCTGCTACTGGAATCTTTTCTGGGTGTTCCAGCAACCATGTGATAAACTGGTCAATCTTGGCTCTTTCCTGCTCGCTCATTGTGGCATATCCTCCCGATTGGTAAGTACTGATGTTCATTTGATACGATTATACATCTTCTAGTTGTAAAGTCAATGCATTTTTAACAACTTCGCAAAAATCAATCGTTTTCTTCACATCCATTACTTCACGTCAGGAAATCCGCGAGTGTTCAAGTCAAAAGGGGCAACGCCTATCCATCTTTCCTCCAATCACAGCTCTACGAGCTGTCCGTCAATGCGTTCGATGCTATCTGCCGGGTTGCGCCCATCGTCTAAGGCGGCTACGGCGCGTTCCAGGATGCCTTTTGCTTCGAGGTAAGCATCTTTATCAGCTTCGTACCCAGAAAGGCTCAGGACAAGCTCCAGCGTCCGTCTGCGAGCGTATGGAATAATCAGAGCATCTACGGTTCGGTTCATTCGTTTTCCTCCCACGGTTCAGGTGTGTGCGGCTTCCCATCGGGAACGCTGGCGGGCATTCCGTCGATGATCGGCATACGTTCCTGGTTCCAGATTACAGCTTCTCTCATTTTTGTTCCCTTCCTCTTTGGAATTTTTTGACAATACAGTTATAACACAGGCTGCTGTTGGTTCTCCATAGCAGCTTTTTCCATTTTTTGGCTTGTCGAATCCGGCAGTTTTGCTGGATTTTGTTGAAAGGGTGAGAATTTATGGATGAATATTTAGTAAGAACAGCCAAAGCATTGGAGATAGCTCGAATGCGTTCCGGCTTAAGCCAGCAGAAATTGGCGGCAAAAATGGGCGTAAATCGTGGCACGATAGCAAATTGGGAGCAAGGTCTGGCAGCTATTTCCCTTCCGATGGCTATGCGCTGGTTCACCTGCTGCGGCGTATCGGTGGCTCGATATATGGACGCTTGCATTCATCCGGGGCTACTTGAACACCTTGAGGACGACCTTTCCGATCTAGAGAAACGGCGGATTCTTATAGATGCCATGATGGAATGTTCTTCCTATGAAATAGATGCCTTGCTGTACATCCGGTACGGAGATCACGGTTCAGACCATATCGGTGTGCTGACGGAGATTCTGGCAAACCTCCACACGCCGTTAAAGGACAGGGTCACTGTCTGCCGAATGGTGTCTGGTAGCTATGAGATGGCACAGGCCACCGGAACAGACCCAGACCCGAACGGAACCGCCCCAAAGATGGAGATTCTTTATCAGGCACAGGACGCCGGAACAGAAGCTGCTATGAAGTCCAACGATTCCTATACCGTGAATCCCAATAATATAACTGGCTGATTGTCGAATTATCGAAGTTTTTGAAGAATATTTTGTCCACGTTCATCCACTTTTTGTACACCTATCGGGCAAATTTGCCTTGTCAATCCGTCCCCCATAGGCTGTAAATCGACAACATATGCGCGAAATAAATAACGGATTAGCGTTAATTTGCTATTTGCAGTTGAGCGGCTTGTCAATCCGTCCCCCATAATACTGGTTTAAAAGTTTTTCATCCACTTTTTGTACACGTTAGGTAAAACTAATCGTTAAGCGCTTCAACCTTTTGGATGTTGAACAGCTGTTTATTTGGTAGTATTCGCTTTGCGTTTTCCACTTTTTAAGAGAGAAAGAAAAGATTTTGTGGAAAATTTTCTTCTTCTGCTATTAGTAGAAGTTATTTTATAATCTTGTTAATAGTCTTGTTTTATATAATGTAAAGAGGTGTACAAAAAATGGATATAGGTGTACAGATTGTGGAAATAAGTGTACGAAATGTGGATAGTTAGGTGTACAAGAAGTGGAAATAGGTGTACACTTGCTATTGATTTGTACACCTGTTTGTGATATACTCTTATACGAGAGGAGGCGTGATAAGAGTGTCTGATATTAAAGGCGGGAACTTGGTTGAAAAAAGCAGACAGCTTGTTTGGGCAAAGTTCACTGATTATACAGCAGGAGAGCTTCGGCTACTTGAAGTGTATCTTAGCCGTATCAATCCGAGAGACCCTGAAACTTCAACGGTTCAGTTTACGTTACAAGAGTATTGCGAGTTTTTGGGGTTGAAAATCAACTCTAGGAATTTGAAAGCACAGGTCAAGCATTTCATCGACAACTCCGTTGAAGTTCCTAGAGGTGACGGTTCAGGCTCGTTTGACTTGTATCCCTTGTTCAGTAGAGCAACTGTAAACTTTGAACCTAGTTTAATGAATATTACTGTGTCATTGTGTTGCAATCCGCTTCTGCAACCTGTTTTCTTCGACATTGCGGAGCGTGGATATGTCAAGTATCGCTTGCGCTACACAGCGAATATGAAATCGCAGTATAGCATTTTGCTGTATTCAATTCTCCGAGAGTTCATCGGACGTGGCGTGAGCCAGCCCGAAATTACGTTGGATAGATTAAGGGAACAGCTTGGTGCAAGAGAACCTAGCTATCAAGAGTTCAAGCATCTTAGGCGGCGCGTCATTGATATTGCGGTAGCTGAAATAAACGAAGTATCAGACCTGTGCGTTGAATATGACAAGGTTATGAGAGGCCGCAATGCGGTTGCTGTGAAGTTCAAAGTAGCTTTCAAGTCTAATGAGCCAGTCATAGACGTGGAAGCTAACGAGGTTGAAAGCGTAGAGCTAAAAGATGTTCCAAAGAGCCAACGACCTGCCAGAAAGCCCCGCAGCGGCGCATACGAGGATGTGGATTGGGCATCTATTGCGCCGGAGATGTCCAAAAGCCAGTGTATCTTGACCGCAAAGCTAGTGGCAAAGAGATTGCCAGAAAAGTATCCGAACATCAAGCCTAACAAGAAAAAAGAAGCTGTTGTGAACATCATTGAAAATGCATACAGGATTCTTGTCAGCGAGCGACTTGATAGAATTGAAAAAGACCCCGGCGCTTATATGTACTCAATTTTGAAAGAAGCAGACCTTGACGATTATGCTACGTTTGACGATAGCTTCTTGAAGTAGTCAGATGTAGCACATTAAGCAAATGATGCAGAAAGGAGAAAGAATGGAATGGATTAGTGTGAAAGACGAGCTTCCAGCTATTGGCGAGCCTGTTCTTGTTTTTGACGATGCGTCAGATATGATGTTTGGATTCATGTCATCCGATGGGTATTGGTTGGAAACGGGTAGCGAACTTCCTTGCAACGTAACACATTGGATGCCTTTACCAAAACCACCGAAAGAATAAAGAAAGAGTGATAAAATGGCAAAAATTATAGCTGTCGCCAACCAGAAGGGCGGCACAGGAAAGACCACCACAAGCACCTGTCTGGCTGGTGCGTTGCAGTTGCTTGGCAAGAAGGTGTTGCTGGTGGACTGCGATGCCCAGTGCAACGCAACGGACACCTATGGCGCACAGACAGAGGACGTATGCACCCTGTTTGATGTGATGACTAGGCAAGGCACGGTCGAAGAAGGAATCCAGCATTGTGAAGCTGGCGACATTCTTCCGTCCGATAGCGCATTGAAGGACATTGACGAGCAGCTTGTCCGGGACATGGGTAAGAACTTCCGGTTGCGAGAAGCCCTTGAAAGCGTGTCTGGTCAGTACGATTACATTGTGCTTGACACTCCCCCGCAGCTCGGTCTTGCGCTTGTGAACGCACTGATTGCATCGAATGGTGTCATTGTTCCGATGACCCCTGACCGATATTCTGTAGCTGGTTTGAGCCAGCTCTCGCAGACCATCGGCGATGTTCGCAGATACTTCAACCCGACTTTGAAGATTGAAGGTCTGCTTCTGAACCAGTACAAGAGCCGTGAGAACCTGTCCAAAGAGGTTGTGGAACAGCTTCCTATGATTGCACAGAGCATGGGAACAACCCTGCTGGACGTGAAGATTAGACCGTCTATGGGCGTTCGTAAAGCGCAGGCAGAGCGGCACAGCCTGTTTAGCGGTGACACGGCAAAGAGTACCAGCGCAGAGGATTTCAAGGCGTTGGCGCAAAAAATTGTAGAGGGGGATAAAAATGAATGATATATACCCGCACCTTGTAGAAATGACGTGCATCGAAGATATAAGACGGGTTTATTTCTTAGATCTTGGTGTTTCATTTAATGAATTGTCGGATGAAGAAAAAGAGCTTGCATATAATTCTCAGCAATACCTCGCTAAAAAATACTGTGAAAAACTGAAAGAAAAGCTTTCCGAGAATCAGTGGGCGCAGTCGAAGCACAAACTTCCAAATGAATCAAACAAATACGTTATTGGATTTAGTGAAGACGAATACGATGTAGAAATCGTAAGATACGAAAGAGGTCTTAAAAAGTGGATAGGCAAAGATGGGAAATTGCACAACATTACACATTGGAAGTCTTTACCAGCTGTACCAGACCTCGAAGATGAAGATTGGGAGGAAGAGGAATGAAGTCAACCAGCAAAAAATCCACAGGTTTGCTTTCAAGGCTTTAGCAAAGATGATTGTGGAGGAAAAGAAAATGAGTAAAATTATAAAGTCATGTCCGTTGTGTGGAAAAGACATTGTGGTAAGTGTTTTGTGCCAGTATTCTTTAGATTACAAAATAAGGAAAAACGGTAAGATTTCAACAAAATTTAAGAAAACAGAATGCGGAGGAATCGGCTGTTCTGTCGCATCTTGCGAAGATTATGAAAATTGTGATGCAAGATGGGAGGAAAATGAATTTTTTATAGATGAAGAAGGTCAGTTTGTTGATGAAAAGTATTGTAAGGAAGGTACAGAAGAATGAAGTCAACCAGCAAAAAATCTTCGGGTCTGCTTGGCGGGTTTGATTTTCAGCCTATTTTTTCGGAACAGCCATTAAGCCGAAGTGAGCCAAAGGAAGAAGAAGTAAGCCAAGCGAAGCCGAACGAAGCCGAACAAGCATTGATTAAGCCTAATGAAGCCACAGACAGCCGTACACAGCCTAATGAAGCACAGTTAAGCAGTATTAAGCCGAAGCAAGCCAAAGACAGCGAAACGCAGCCAAACAAAGCCGTAATAAGCGAAAGTAAGCCAAAGAAGCTGAAACAGGCGAAAGAAGTTCAGCGTCTTATCGAACAAGGCGATGTTTCCGGCGCACTAGCTGAAGCTGGTTTGACAAAGAAAAAAATCCCGATGCCGGAATCGCATCAGGGCGTTGCAAGCGGCGATGGCAAGCGTTCCAAGCGCATTACCATACTTATGAGCGAGGAAGAGCGCAAGTACATCAACCGTGAAGCAAGGCGGCACGGAATGACGATTGGACAGTTCGTTTACGCTCTGGCGGTTGCGGCGGCAGAGGGGAAGATTGAGTTGGAGGATTTCTTAGATGAATGATAGTGAGCGACGCCTTATTCGATTTGTTTGCGATGGCGATATGCGAAACGCGCAAAAAGCCGTTAAAATCATTTTGGATTCTATATCATCAAAAAAAGATGAGCAGTTCAAAGAAAATATGTTTCGCAAGTTGGAAAGCAAAAGAGAATTTATTGAATTGCCATACAACTTACAGAATCTTTTGATCGCAGAGGATACAGAAGAATTTTCAGAAGCAAGATTCCTTCTTAGGGACGAAGAAAAAAGTATAACGCAGAAAATCGTTGCTATTTATCGAGCATCTGAAAAATTGAACGAAATGGGCATTCCTTATTTGCCAGCATTGATGCTTTATGGGCAAAGTGGATGCGGGAAAACCATGCTGGCTAGGTATATCGCGCATAAAGCAAAACTTCCTTTTTTGAGGATTCAATTTTCAAGTCTAGTTGATTCGCACTTGGGGCAAACACAATCTAACCTTGCAAGAATTTTTGATTATGTGAGAACTGCTCCTTGCGTTCTTTGTTTTGATGAAATAGATGCGGTCGGAATGGCTCGTGGGCAAAAAGATGACGTTGGGGAAATGAACCGTGTGGTTATTGCGATTATGCAGGAAATGGACAGATTGCCAAACAACGTGATTATTATCGGAACGACAAACCGATTTGATAGGCTTGACCCTGCACTTATAAGAAGATTTCCGTTGCAATACGAATTAAAGCCGTTATGCCGTGCGGATGCAGAAATACTTTCTAAAAGGTTCTTTGAGTATGCAGGAGCGCAATATGAAAACATAGCTTATGAAGATAATGTCCCCGCATCTACAGTTATCAAAGAATGTACAGAACGAATTGTAAATCAAGTTCTGAATCAAGAAGATTTCTTGGAGGATTGACGTATGATTGTTTATAGACCTCATCGTGGCTCTTTGGAAGATGCCATGAAAGAAGTAAAAACATTTGACAACTGGTATCAGATGACACATTATATTGCAAATAATTGGAATTTGGCGATTGGCAAGAAAGTGATAGACCCTGATGATATTGTTATGGACGATAAGCCGGTCAATGATGACCGTGTTGGTTGGAAAGACGTTCACATGGTTTTGGCAACTCGTATTGGGAACGACAATTTTATGGAGAAATACGGAAACCCGCAGTGTATCGGGTATTGCACTTACGATGTCTCAAGTGTCAAAAAACACTTAACACCGAAAGAAGTAGGGGACGAAAACTTCTATTGGGTAAAAATCCAATACGACGATGACGAAAAATGCAGGCACTTCCAAGCTCCGTTCGTGTTGTTTGCGAATGACAAGGATGAAGCAAAAGCTAAAATCGAGCGAGAAGTTCCCGGCAAATTCTCCATCGTTGGCATAGTTGAGCTTGATAAGAGCCTTGTATTTCATCCGCAAGACCTATTTGACATAAAAGCCGAATCCGTACTTTGGGAATAAGGAAAACGCTAGAGGATAGAACAGGCAGCTATCGCCCATCGTTAGGAGATGCCGGAACCGTCACCCCGCCTAGCTTTTCCAATAGCAAACCCCTGTGTAGCCATTAAAAACTACACAGGGGTTCTGTTTTACTTATCAGCAATGCAATCCCAGTAGAGATATGCCTTGCCATCTGCGGCATCTACGTCCTCAAGGAACGCCTTTGCCATGTCAGCGTAGAAGCCCGGAGTGTCAACGGACTGACGCTTTGCGACCTGACAATAATCCGAGTACATCATGTTCATGACAGCCCAGAAATCGTTCGGGTCACAGTTGATGTTGCGCTGTTTCGCAACGTCCTGCGTCTGTTCCAGCGTCCAGTGACAACCCTTTGTGCCGTCAGCGTTCACCATGCTGTCGCACCATTCCTCTGCTTCATCGTGGGTGAGGTGCTGGCGCGGCATCTTGATGGAGCGGCTGTCTGCACCGCCACGTTCGTACTGTCCAGACCGTTTATCCCAGTCACCGTTCTGCGAGAAGCCGATTTGAGGCATTCTGCGCCCATTCTCTACGTCAGGGTAGCGGGGGATGGGGTAGGGGTCGATGTAGCGGTTTTCCTCCTGCGGATAGTAAGAATAGCGGTCGTTGCCACCTTCCAGCCTACGAAGGCGGCGTTCCATCTCACGCTCCCTGCGGTCACGCTCTTCCTCAAGGCGGTCACGCTCCGGCTCACGGTTTTTGTCGTGGTCACGGAGCATCATCATGCGGCGAAAATTGTTTTTGCCCATAATCTACACCTCCTCAAGAAATGGACGCGGGCGCGCCAGCGTGGGAACGACAGAAGCAGCCAAGATACTTGAACGTGCCTGTGCCGGTCGCAGACGTTGTAACGCGGGTAGCGTAGCGGGTACGAGTGTGGATGCTCTCAGCAGTTGCCTGAGCGCAGTTGCAGTCGGTCAAAGGGTATGCGGTAGTGCCTGCGCCGATGGTGATGACCACAGGGGCGTTGATGGTGGTCGTATCCGGCAAAGACTGAGCAATGACCAGACAATATTTTTCTCCTGCTGCGTAAGAGCCAGCAGGGATGTTGATGGTCAGAGTGTCATTGGCGAACGTCACCGCATCCGAGATGACGAGGTGCGGGCAGAGTTTGCAGCTTGTTTTGCAAGCCATAATGTTTTTCCTCCTAAAAAATCAGGGGCAGAGGTGTCTTACCCCTGCCCCGATGGTTCACCCGGTGTTATCGGGGAGTGTGTTGGTTAGCAGCAGCCACAGCAGTTCACGCCCACGTTGGGGTTCGCCACCTGATAAGCAGGAATCGGGCGAGGATTCACACGGTTCAGGATGGTGTCGGTCTGGGCGCTCATCGCGGTGGTCAGAAGCGCATTCTGCCGGTCCTGAGAAGCGGCGAACTTCAGGCTCTGGTTCTCAGCGGTCAGAGTGGCAATCTTGTCCTGAGTGAAGTAGTCCATCATGCTGCGGAAGTTGGCGTTGCAGTTGTCCACGATGGCGCGGGCGTTATCTGCGATAGCCTGACGGGTGGCGCAGTCCTCCGTTGCGATGGTGTACTTCAGGTCGCCAATCAGCTGCTTGTTCTCGCAGCAGCAAGATGCAAGCTGCGTGGCAAGTGCGGTCTGACCGGCCTGCCGTGCGTTGCCCTCCTGCATGATGGCAAGGTTGATGGCATTGTCGCCGTTGGACACGCTGCGTTCCAGACCGTTCACCAGCTGTGCGTTCTGGTAGCCAAGCTGACAGATGGCACTGTTCACGCCTGCAAAGCCATTCGCAATGTTGGTGTTGACGCCGTTCATCTGTGCCAGCTGGTCATAGCCCAGAGAGCAGATACCGCTCTGGATGCCAGCCAGAGAGCGGGAAGTATCCTGCTGGTAGAAGCCCTCAGACAGAGCCGCGCGAGTGTCGTTACCGCCCTGCCCGGTTGCGCCAGTGCCGACCAGATAGGGGATGTAGCTGTTCATGCCGTTGTCGCCGCCGTTCCGGCCATAGCCGTTTGTGCCCCAGCCGAAGATGATAGCGAGGATAATAACAGCCCACAGACCCTCATTGCCGAAGAATCCGCCGTTGTTATTGCCGCCGTCCTGCCCAGCCAGATAGCCAGTTGCAAAATCGTCCATGGAAAGAGACTTCGGGACGGTAAATGCGGGGTGAACGACATTGTCATACTTACGAGGACCTTCGTCATTCGTGGCGTAAGAAATCGTCTCCGCGTTAGCATTCACTTGTAACATAGAATCATACACAGCGTATGCGTCTACAAGTTTGCTGACCAACAGAGGTCGCCAGTACTTGTTTGCGCTTGAGCTTGTGCCAGCAATATCATAGAGTATCTGAAGCGAGTACAGGTAGGGAGTTCTTGTCCAGATGGAACGCCCTCTCTCAGAACCTTCTATGTCGGAGGCAAGCATTGCTTTCAGGATTTTGGATGCATTCTGCAATGGAGTACCTTCGTTGTGCTTATAGCTCGGGCTGCTAGTTGTCCAATTCGGAGCATCAGAGCCTTCCGTGTCGTATCCAAATTCATGGTTGGAAAGAAGGAAAACACTTTCGGCCATCGTGGATACCCTGCTGCTACCAGAGCTACAGTAAGAATCGGAGAAGCCCGGGGTGTAGTAGATGGTTGTCTTGTTGATAGCTTGCTTTTGAGCATAACTGAACGAGTTGAAGTAGTCGTTGTTGAGCCAGCTACTTACGCTGCTACTGGCGTAAGTAGACCATGTAGAATCCCAAGCCATGATAGCCGCGTAGTGTTTTCGAACCAGAAGAGTTCGTCCGGCTCCGTTTAGCTCGCTTTCGTAGTCGTGCTTCGCAACGATGAACTCAGCCACGTTACCGCCCTCGTCCATAAGAACGGTGTCGCCCTCTGCAATATCAAACAGGTTGTACGATGTTGTAATGAAAGAACATTTCGCGGAGACGTTGCCCACAAAGGCAGTGACAACAGCCTTGCCCGGGGAGTTCCACTTGACTTGACAAGTGGATTTTCCCTCTGCGTTTGTCAGAACATGAAGGGAGACAATTCCTTCGGGAGAGGCTGCCCAGTTGATTTTGGGAGAATCAATGGTAGCGGGGGACAGGGTAGCGGAAAGAACAACGGAATCACCCCAGTCAAGCTGTTCGCTGACATGGTCAAGAGACAAAGCCTGAGCATCTGCCATCATGTACCCCTCTACAGTACCTTTGAAGCACCCATTAAAGGTGTATTTTGCATTGGTCACCAGCAAGACGGCATCGTAATTGAACTGATGGTGAATCTTCACCATATCAAGAGCGTCAACGATAGGGCTTGCCCGATAAGTAAGAGAAGCTTTGCGACGATTGGAAAGGACTCCATAAGACTCTGTAAGGGCATTCCTGGATTTTGCAAGGATGTCCTTTGTGAGCATAACATTGCTCAGAGTCTGGCTCACGCCTTTGCCCGAAGGGCTTTCGGGATAAGCGTAGGTAACACCACCTGCGGTAGTCACCACGTTGAGCATATTTTGAGCAAAGGTGATTTCCGGCCAAGAATAATTGTTTAGCACCGGAATATCCAATACCGAGTCAGAGGCGACAGAACCGTACACACGGTTAATCTTTATCACGCCATCACGAGTCTGGTACAGAGCCATTCCGGCCGCATTGGCCGCAAGCTGCAAAATATCGGAATTGTGATAAGCAGACCCATCGCTCGTGATGTCAGTGGAGTAGTCTTTCAGTTCATCAGAGATTTCCGCTGTGATTCCATCTGCTTCGAGCTGCTCCAGTGCATCATAGCACATCTCATAGAGCGTGCCGTATTTTCTTCCGGTGTACTTCGTGCTGGACAGATATAGGAAAGCGTCTCGCGCCTGAAAGGACGCTTCAATGCTGTTGGCGGGGACGCTCCACTCTGACAGGAAGAACATTCCTCCGCTCACCCATTCGGTCTTCCCGTCAACATCCATTCCATAACGAACAGTGACAGGTTGGCGCTCATAGATGTACTTGTAAATCCCTTGAGGGTTCACAGAGTCCCATGTACGGTCGCTGTTATCGAGGCTAAAGGAAATCGACTCCTGAGAAAGTTGACCGGAGATAGGGTCTCTTGCGGAAGAATGGCTGTAGGACAAGATTTTGGTCTTGTCAAACACCAGATACCTTCCGATTTTCACTTGCTCGACCCTTACTCGGCGGTTAGGGAGACACCACTTCAGCACCTCAATCTCTACGGCATCAAACCCAGAAAGCTCTACATCAACATCAGAACGGACGGATTTGTTTCCGTTTACGGTCACAGTTTTTAACCTGTTAGTCCCAAGATATGCGCTGACCGAAAAATCTGTAGCGTATTCTTCAAATACCGTAGACCAGCAAATTGAAACGCCGGGAATCGAGGACTTGCTCTCACTCGGAAGCTCAAGCCGGATAACAGGATGGTTTGAATCGTCAAAAATCTTGGCGCTCAAAAAACCCGTAGTTCCATACGGAGGGGAAGAAGAAACAATGGCGCAACTTCCGTCAAGAACAGTGAGATTAAGTTCTCCTGTGGAATACCTCGAAATGGAAGCGTTAGTGGAAAGCGCAATACTGTGAAAGGTAGAGAACGGGGCTGCCGATGACGTGACGATGGTAGCTTTTTTGTTGATACCTGGTTCAGTGATTCCACAGGTAATCTCTACAAAAGATTCCGGGACAAGGGTTTCGTTAAATTTTTCTTTCCACTTATCGGAGACTTCAACCATGCGTCATACCTCCACAAGAGAAAGTTTGCACCCTGTCCATCCCATCACGCCACCGGTTTTCGGCCCTCTACGCCACATGCCGCCGGTGCGGTCGGAGACATACATCTGACGGGTGGTATAACCAGCTGTGGCTTGGTTATAGAATTTAACAGTGCAGTAAAAATTCGTGGTAAAAAGACTCAAGATGTCGGCCCACTGCCGTGCGGTGAGGTAGTTCCAAGACATGGAGACTTTTGCTACATCATGCCGCACGACAGAACCAACAACCTTTCCCTGAACATTTCGGCCAGAGTCCACGATCGTGCTAGTCGTTCCCTCATAAGAGGATGGTTCCGGTAGCTCTACGCCATTCACCGTAACCAGTGCAGGAATATTGGCCATCTGAACCATCCTTTCTTAATAGGAATAAACTTCAGTACCCATAATAGACACACCACGTTCTTTCTGGGTCTTTTCAACAGAAGCAGTGAGCTGCTTGCCATCAAGGTATACTCTTACATCTCTTCCATCAGAGATTTCCTCTCCATACCGCTGCCAGATGTCGAGGAATGCGTTGTAGCAACCGTTGTACACAGCATCTCTTATCTCTTCGGAGTTCCCGCTTGCGGCAGAATAGGTGCCACTATAGGAAGAGCTGGATGTCGAGGAATTGTAGCTAGAGCTTCCAACATACTGAGATGTATCGCTGTAACTACCGGTAGAATGGCTACCGCCAAGTTTCGATACGATTCCAGCGATTGCAATACCAAGGGTAGCGGCAGCAGCAAGGGCTACGATTCCAGCGGGAATGCCAAAAATCGTAGCGCTGAGGGCAGCACCCACAGCAGAAAGCATTCCTGCCACTGCGGTTCCGATAGTGCTTACCAGCCCGGCAAACCCAGCGAAAATTGTCGGGAAAGAACTGAGCAAGCCGCCAGACAGCGCAGCGCTGATTGCTTTAGCAGCCGTTGCGAGAGGAGACTTCACGTTTCCGAAAGCCTGCGTAATACCAGAAAGCATCGTCTGAGTTTCAGAGGAAACCTTTCCGAAGTTCTGAGTCAGTGCGCTTACCAGATTTTTGCCAATGGTAGCGGCTGTATTCAGCAAAGAAGAAGCTTGGCTTTTCAGTTCTTTGCTCAGTCTGCCAAGCAAATCGCTTGCAACGGACTTGACGCGTTTACGCTGCTCATCGCCCATAGCGCCCCAAATGCTAGCGGCAATGGTAGTGCCAACTGTTTTCCAATCGCCACTTTGCGCAGCCTGAATGAAAGTTTGCACCGTACCGAAGAAGTCGGTCTTGAGGTTGTTATCGAGTTCGGCCCACTTAGAGTCTAGCCCGGAAATGATGCCGTTGACGTAGCTTGTGCCGCAGTCAATGCCATAGTTCGCCATCTCTTCGCCCTTGAGCTTGGTGGCGTCTACGAGTTTATTCATAGCATCGTTGACATAACCGAGAGAACCAGTGATACCGTTTGCAAGGCCCTGGTCGATGTAACCGCCAATCCCTTCAAACCACTTAGAAGGAGAGTTAATATCAAGTTCATCTTGAGCGGTTTTCTTGATTCCATCGGTCAACTGTTTGGTCGCGTCATTTGACACATTGGTGTTCCCAGTGATGCCCTTCGTGATGCCATCAATAATGTTTTTGCCGACGCTTAACGGATTAAACTTAGAAACTTTATCAATCAGTTTTCCAAACCACGTTACAGCGTCTTTGATTCCATTGATTACGTCAGCAATCAAGAGAACAAATTTTTCCGCAAAGTTTCCATTGGCGGCGATGGCAAGGCGGTCTGATTCGTCTACGCCTTTAATAATCCATCCAATGAACACGCCCATGTCGTGGATAACTTGCGCAAGAGACGCGATTGCACCTTCAAGAAAATTTCCATTCATCTGGATGTCGAGCATTTCCGTTTCAGAAACGCCATTTTGAATCCATCCGATAAGAATTGCAAAATCATTGATAAGATTTCCGAGAGCAGTTATGATGTCTGCCACTGTTTCGGCCGCAATCGTGCCGAAATTCACGAAAGCATCATGCCAATCAGATTTCAGCTGAAATGCTTCTGCTTCGCTTTCACTGCCAAGACCACGCACGGCGACAGAGACGGCTTCGAAACCAAGAACTGCAAGACCAGCAACGGGATGCCCGCTAATAGTCAAACCGATTCCGATAAGCGTCATGACCAAATCGCCCAAATCGAGGTCAAGGTCTTTGACAACTTTTTGAATTGTCTCGAATGCAGTAGAGATTTTTCCCTGCCATTCCTCAGGAATCAAATTCCAAATCGCTTGACCGAGATTAGAAAGAGCTTCTTTTAGCCATTTGATAGACTCGCCAAGTTTCCCATCAGTCAAAGAAATATTCCAGCCTTGCGTAAACCCAAGACCCGCAAGGTAAATCAAATCTTTGATACGGGCTAAACCTTGCCGGAAATTTTCGCTGTTTTGATAAAGCTGAACAAATCGACCAACGATAAGGGCGACCGTCCCGGCTACTAGAAGTAGCTCTGGATTAAGACCACTAACGATTTTCCCGAGCTTGTATGCCCAATCATGAGTGTCTTTCAACGCAGTAAGAAGCGCATTCCCGATAGTCCATGCGGCAAAACCGGCGCCGATAGCAGCAACAATAGGAGCAAGTTTGCGAAGTTTTTCCTTGATTTCATCCACAGCGTTGCCGACATAGTTCTTGAACATATCGTAGCCGGACAGGTCTACATCGCCCAAGATGTTGCCAGCGGATGCGCCGCTACCAGAGCCGGAGCTTCCCTGTGTGGGGTCAATGATGTTCAATTCATCAAAGCCCATCGTGTAGTCCTTGAGGGCTTTGGCGGCTTTCTTTGTCGAATCTGCCGTGTTATCCATCGCGTCACCGATGCCGCCAACGCTGTCAGCGCTCTTGGTGAAATCAGTGAACACGACCTTCACACCCATCAGCTTTGCCGCCCACTCGACAAACTCTCGAATGAGCTGAACAGCGGCAATCAGCGGGGGAAGAATGGATTTCAGGGCAGGGTAGAGCAGAGAGCCAACAGACTTTGCCAGCATATCCAACTGGGCTTTCAGAATCTTAATCTGGTTCGCAGGGCTCTGGATGGTCTGTGCAAGGTTGCCCTGAACATTGGCAGTCTGCTTCATAATGGCAATGTAACGCAGAACCGCCTTATCTGCCTGAGACAGACTAGACACTTGCTTGTTAAAGCCCAAAGCCAGAAGCTCCTGCTGTAACCGTGCCTGAGACAGGTCAACGCCCAAACGGCGAATAGGCTCAATTTCGCCAGAGATTGCGGAGGACATTGCGGTAAAGGTCTCTGCAACGTCCTTGTTCCAATAGGAGCCTTCGTCATAGGCAAGCTGGGTCAGATTCTTGGACAGAATATATGCTTTGTCGCTGGTCAGACCAAACGAAGTACCCAAGCTCTGGATGGTAGCCATGTAAGTCATCGCTTTGGTCGGGTCAACGCCAAGCAAGCCCTGCATCTTGCTAATGAGCGTATCGGCTTCACCGCTCAAATTGCCCATAGCATTATGAAACAGGTCTGTTGCTTCGTAAAAGTCATTGAACTTTGCAACAGCGTTGCCAAGATACTCAGCGATAGCTTTCAACGAAACTAGCTTTGCCATGTTCCGCATAAAGCCGTTCATCTGATTGGACAAGCTGAGATAGCTCTTGCGCTGCTTTTCGTTGGCAGCAGTCACACGGTTAGCCTGTGTAACCACCTTGCTTAACTGTGGAGGGAGCTTTGCAAAGGCGTTACCTACCTTGTCAAGCTGAGATGCAAGGGGAGTGAGCGAAATGGAGATGCTATCACAAGCAGTCTTGAACTTATTGAGCGTGTCTGCATCCAACTTATCATTGATAGATGGGATTTTAGCAATGGCGTTCATTGCACTGCCAACTGCTTTCAATCCAGAAGCATCAAGGTTCTGCAAGGGCTGTAATTCGCTTTTCAACGATTCCAGCTTTGCGCTTAAACCAGTAAAATCAATTCCAGAAACATCAATGTTTGACATCTTTTCGATGTTATTAAAAATAGAACCAATGCCTTTGGATGCAGACTTCAGCCCAGCGATAAAACCGGCTAGTTTATCAAGGCTATCGCAGACGGCAGAAACATTGCCCTTAGAACGAAGATTGGCGATAGCGTTAGCCAATTTATTGATGTTAAGCTCTGCGCCCTGCGATTCCGCAGAAATCTCTACGGATAAGCTCGTAATATCAACATCAGCCATCACTACCACCATCACTTTCCATCATAGAGAACATCATTCTCTTGATTCGCTCCTGCGCCTCAACTGCGCGTTGGTATTCATACTCGTCTTTCTCCTTTTGGGTAAGGGGGAGCGGTCTATCCATATACTTGATGGGCTTAGACCCTTTCTTACGAAACATATTGCCAACCGTAGAGGAAAGCGCAGATGCCATGTAAAAGCCATTTCTCCACGCTTCGGCATTGGCTCTGCGTTCCCGCAGTTCCTCTGCGTCACGGTAAACCTTTGCCAGCCAGACATCGCCGTACCAGAACTGGTCGTAGGTCATGCCGATGGAGATGTAATAGGCTTCTACATCGTGGAACAGCTTGGAGAAGGAGAATGGCTCTCCCTCTCCGTCTGCTTCCTGAGATTGTGCGGTTACACAATCTCCCACGTTGCGTTTTTTGCGGTCTTGTCCTCAGTGTCAGTTGCCAGAAGAGACTTGGAAGCGTCCATGAACATCTCAAGCAGAATGCCCATCAGGTCTTCCTTATCCTCAATGTGCTGGAACATCTCATCAACGACCTTGCGCTTGATGCCCTTGTTCCGTGCAATGAAAGCACCGTAGAACAGGGCACGGGAGTTAGACAGCAGATTGGTCATCTGGGTGTACTGGCCAATCTGAAAGCCTGCACGCTCGGTGGCTTCCACGCTGTCACGGGTGAAAGTCAGCTCATAAGTGTTCTTGCCATCGGGGGAATGAAAGTTGATAACCTTAGCAGCCATAATAAATGCTCTCCTTTATAAATAGGGGCAGAACCAAATCCGCTGTTCAGTTCTGCCCGGTTTGATTGATTCGATTTTTGCGGTTTAACCGCCAGTGACAGTCAGGGTCTCGCTGAACTCAGGCTTCTTGGTGAAGATGCAGTTGATGGTCATTTCCACAACCTCGTCCACGCCAAAGCCGGACAAGCCAACCTGATGCATACCCTGCCAAGTGAAGCCAGAGCCGTCCTGCATCTTCAGGGCGTAATACTTCACGGTGTTGCTCTCGGAAGTCTCATCGTAGCCAGCTTCCTTGACCTTCTTGTAGTCAGTCTTGTTGTAGTTGGCAGTAAAGGACTTGGTGTCACTCTGGATAATGCCGAAGATGTTGACCTGCATAGGGTCAGACAAGGTGGTGGCATCCAGCAGGTTCGGCTCAGAGATCAGGTCGGGCACATCCTTGATGTCGCACAGCTTCGTCAGAGCGGTTGCGCTGTCGCCACAATACAGGGTGGTATTCAGACCGGAGATAGCAGTACTCATAGAATGTTTACCTCCTTAGTTTCGGTAAATCATTCCGTCCTCTCCGATTGTTGCCCCGTAGCTGCAATCAATCCGATAGACGGAATTGTTGTACAGCCCATTCAACGGGGCAAACGACTTGCGATAAAATTTAAGCGGTTCAAGAACAGAATCCACGATTCCAACAATGGAACGCGCTTCTGCAATGCGCCCAGTGTTCTTGTTGGAGTAAACACGAACACGCAGGGAAACGGCAGCGTACTTGCTGTGACCGGCAGAATCAATGTGCACAGGAAGATTGCTGTTTTCCTCTATCTGCACACACGGAAACTTCTTGACGTTGCTGTCATTAATTTCACCAGTGACGAAGATGCCGGGAACTTGCTTTCGTAGCTCCTTGGCAACAGCCGTGAAGATGGAATTGAAATAATCGATCAACTATTCCAAACCTCCCTCCACGTTGCTTCGACTTGAGAAGCCATTTCCTCAACAGCCCCCCACATAGCCATAGCTGGCTCGTTACCATCGGTGTAATTTAACTGGCCTTTACCATCCACCTGTTTGACAGGCGTGCCAGCATTGCCAGATTCGCCGTAGTAGTACCATCTACGGTTTGTGCCTTGCCCTTTGCCGTATGAGCCGTGCGCACCAACGCCGGGCGGTAGCTCACCGCCATATCCGTTGTGATGCGCGCCAGTACCAAACTCGATAAAGGCAACTGACTTGCCATCGGCAATGATGGTGCAAGTGTTTACGTTCTGCTCAACACGGCAAGAGACATCGTTGCTGCCAGCATATTCTGCATTTGCAAAGCGAACTTTCGCCACATCAAGCCCTTTGTCAGCCAACGCCTTTGCAAACTCCTGCGCCTTTTTGTTCAGGGTGGTCTTGTACTCCTGTATCTGACGTTCCGCATCACGAAGTCCGGCATCGCTCAACCTCACTTTAATTTTCACTTGTAGCCACCTCTTTCAGCGCATACTTCGTGTCTGTAATATGCTCTGCGACCTTGACCACAATGTAATTGAAGGGCTTTGAAACGTCCGTCTGAAACCAGACGCGTGTGCCTTCATAAAGCGGTGTGTTGCGCTTTTTGCTGGACGAACTGACAACGTAGCTGTAATCCGTGAATGCTCCAAAAGGGTTTGCTTCCGCAGCGCCGGTAGGCGGACTGACGTTCAACATCAGTTTTGCGGGTTCGCTCCACGATTCGTATGCGGATTCGCCAGTCTCATTTCCCCACTCGTCCACAACAGGCGTTTTCTCGCCGACTGGGTTTGAGTACCACAGTGGGCGTTTATCCAGCGGGCTACCATTGAACATCAGCCGATAACACCTACTCTCGGAACCACTTCATTCAGCAGGGACTGTGCCACATCGGAGCTTTCCCACACACGAGTAATGCCGTTGTTGGTATAGCTCGTCTGTCCGTTTGCGCCGATGTGGTTGTACAGTTCCGCTGCAATGCGTATCTGCAACGACTGATACTGCAAGGGCAGCTCGTCCGGCCTGTTACCGAATGGGTAGCCCTGCGCAAATATCTTGTCTTTGGCAAAATCAAGCAGCAGGTCGAAGAGTGGGTAGTCCTCGTCCGTGATTCCACGGTCAAGTGCAGGGGCGATGTACTGCCCCAGCTTGACTGCCGCTTCGGAATACTGGTCTCCCATGCTGCTTTCCTCCTTTCACCTTAGTAAGCCTTGATGCAGTACACAGCGTCCATGCGCTCAAAGGACGGCAGGACGATTTCGGAAGCAATAATGTCAGTGCTGACAGGATGGGCTTCCTGCTTCGTAGTAATGGCAACGCCGGTGTTCACAACGGAAACTTGTGCGTTGGAAATGCCAGCCATCAGGTCAACCTCTTCCGGGGTCGCAACGTAGTACATATTGCCCAGAGAACCAGAAGGAGCCAGCACAACATAGCCATCAGGCAGATACTTCTCCGCAGCTGCGGTTTCTTCCGGTTTGAACATCTTGTCGTACAGATGGATGCGGATGCCGGATGCGCTTTCGACAACAGAACGTGCCTCAGAATCGATAAGAACGGCTGTGGTGGTTTTCATAACCGTCAGGAAACGGTTTTTGACCTCTTCCGCAGCAATCATCTTGTGGAAGGTGTTTGTATTCATGTAGGCTTCGGTAATGACTTCGCCAGTGTTCGCAAGAACAGTGTTTGCGGCAGTAGTCATCGTGGCGATGGGGGTTGCAGTGGTAGGAGCATCCCACTTCTCCTTGGTAGGCAGAGCCTTGTAATTGGACTGCTGCCAAGTGCCGTCCGGGTCATAATCATAGACGTAGCTCACGCCGTTGGATTCGATAGAAATGCCGGGCTTGCCAGCCTTGGGAGCCAGAAGCTGCCATACCATGCGCTCAGAAACGATGCGAGCACCAGTGATAAGCTGTGCAGTATCGTCGTAGACGCGATTGATAACATCTGCTGCAAACTCCTGATTGGTAGCCAGCACAGAAATAATCTTGCGGCGGTCGCTCTCGTCGATATGCACACCCTCACGGAAGAAGGGCATATTGGTCTCCGTCACCTGAATACCTTTACGGGTACGGAACGTAGCCTTAGTGTCGAACACGCTAGGCTTCAGCGAAACGCCAACGCCCTTGTGACCACGCAGCCACTTCAGTTCCATGCTGACCTTTTTACGGGCAGGGAACAGAGCATCAGAAGCATAGGGCTGCGCATTGGTCGGGTCATTCGTCCAGTAGGCGGCAATCGCAGCAGGGGAGAAGATTTCATTCAGATTCAGTGCCATAATTTAGTCCTCCTTACTCGCTCTTTGCGCCAACATCGGTACGGCAGAAAACGGCAGGAACAGCCTTTTTCAGAGCGGCAATATCGTTTGCAGAATAGGTAAAGCCAGACAGCTTTGCCTTGTCCACATCAATAACGCCCTGAATCAGCAGTGCGCCATTGGGGTTGACGGCAGGGTCAACGGTGTGCAGCAGAATGCCAATGGCATCGGTAGCCGCATCGGCAGCGCTGGTGCCAGTGGTGGCAGCAGCTTTCAGGCCAGTCTTTGCCATAGGATAACCAGCCGGAACAGCATTGGTCTCCTTGACGGTAAAGGGAATGGCAACGTAGGTATCAGCAGCTAGAATAGTGCTTTCAGGAGCCGATACCGGAGTATTGGTGTACTTCATGTTTTCCTCCTTAATGGAAAGCAGTCATTGCGTCACTTGATGCCTTGTTTGCGTCTGCACGCTCCTTCGCAAAGCGTTTAGCAAAGGAAACACCTGCGCTATCTGCGCCGTCGCCATTGCCATCCGCACCCGGAGGTGTGGGCATATCCTTCAGCAGAGAAGCCTTGTATGCGGTGTCGTGGGCGGCCATAAACTCCGACTGGAACTTAAAAACCTTGTCCATGTCACCGTCAGCTAGTGCAGATGCAGCCTTGTTGGCAAGTTCAGCGTCATAACCCTGTGCAACGAACTTCTCACGGTAAGATGCAAGGGTCTTTTCCTTGACGAGGTTCTCCTTATCAGCAGTCAGGGCTTCGATCTGCTTCTGCATCTCTGCCAGCTTGTCGGCCTGTTCCTGTGCGGCATTCTCATCATCGGTACGCTTTGCCTTGAGCTGCTTCTTGTACTCCGCTGCTTCGCCATTGGCTTTCGTCACAGCGTTGCGCAGCTTCTCAACCTCTGCGTTAGGGTCTGCAACCTTTTCAAGCGCAGAAATGATTTCATCGGCGGTCATGCCTTCTTTGTAGGCATCACCAAGCAACACATTGAGTTTCATATCGTTAATTTCCTCCTGCGTTTTTTTACCGTTGCTTCCCTGCAACGCTGCGAAATTTGTATCCCGGCTTCCCTGCCGTGTTTATGGCAAAGGACTATTCGCCCTCTGTTTCTTTATTGGTATCGGTAGACTGTTCATCTGCTATGTTCCCGGCATTTGTGTCAGTAACATCCTGTTTAGGTTGTTCCTGCGGCTTAGGAGCTTTCCCATCCTCGCCCAGCTTGCCGGAAGCAATCAGGAAGGGCTTGCTCATTTCGTAAGCAGCCTGCGGGTCGGGGAACAGACCGGGCGTAGTGAACGCCAACTGCGGGTCAATGGTCTGCTGCAACATCTGCGCAAAAATCTGAACTTTGCTCTGCTGGTTGTCGTACTGGCGGCGTGGCAGTTTGATGTTGATGTCACTTGCCATCAGCTTAGAATTAGCCGTATCACGCAGGATTTTTAGCATCACAGATAGGCTCTGACGTTCAGCATACTTGAACATATTCTCGTACTGCTGCGCCCTTGCTTCTGTGTGATTCCAGCCATTACGGACGATGACTGCGCCCACGTTGTCGGACGTTGCGTTCTCGCTGCCAGTGGCACTAGGCATGGCAGTCAGACTGCGGTACACGTTCAACATGGAATCAAGCAGGGTCTGGCTCTGCTGCTGGTCAAGCTCGTTTGCAATCTGCGAGACCGAAGCGGGCAGACCAGCGGTGGATTTCAGGCACATTGCGCCCAATTCCTTCACCTTGTTCAACGCATCCTCGTCAACAAGGCAGTTGGTAAACACCATGATGGACTGGATGAACTGTGCCACACCGTCCAGACGGTTGCTTTCAAGGTCGTTAACGGCATCCAACACAGGGATAGCCGGTTCAAACAAGCCCATCCGCTCCGGGTTCAGCTTGTATTCGACCATCGGCAGCATTCCGAGAGAATGGCTCTCCGATTTTGTAACCTTGCCGTTGTCGATTTCAAAGTACTGGTTTGGCGTATACACGCAAATCAGGTCGTTCAGGTCATTCTGATAATTGCGTGGGATGTGCAGCACGTTGGCGATGGGCTTGTGGCCGATGCCGGAGTTGTAAATCACATACGCCATGTCCGGGTCTGGAACATCCACCAGCAGGGGCGTTTCGTCCGGGTAGTTTCCGTTGTATCCCTTGTCAGGAAGAACAATGCGGTATCCCTGTCCGCACTCTAGCATCCACTGCCAGAGCAGCCGATCGAGCGCGTCCTTGCCTTCATACTGCAAGGCGTTGGACAGGCGGGCGATTTCCTCACCGTCACCAGTTGCCGTTTCAGACCGCACATAAGAGCAGGGAGTGCCACTCATGTAGCCTGTGTAGAAGCCCACGCACTCGTTGGCATGGTTCTCTACAATGCGGTTGGTGATTTCAGCGTGGTACTCTTTCGTGCGGTGGAGGACAGGCTGGCTACCCAAATAGTAGTTGTGCAGAAAGCGAATCTCGTTCTTGTTCAGCAGATGAATAGGCTCTGCTTTGCCCATAACCACTTTCAGCACGTTTTCCCGATTGATTTCCGTTTCCGGCGTTTCAATCGGTCTGCGTCCGGTCAGCGGATTATTCAAAAATCCGCCAACGACCATTTGATACTCAGCCATGTGTTCCTCCTTTCCGGCAAAATAAAAAGCGCAGCAAGACAAACCTGTTAAGGTCTATCTCACTGCGCCAAAACTGCGCTTCAAAAGCTATTCACTTTTCCGGTGGATGGATGATTTTCACCCATCCTTCCCTTGTGTCTCCTTCGATAACGCCCTTGCATCTGTCGCACTTGAAATGGTATCGTCCGTCCACTTCGCCAAGATAGCGATTGCAGCGGACGTTCTTATAAATTGGGTTTTGACGGATACAAGGGCAACAGATTCTAACTAGCATGAGCGCTCCTTTCGTTGGATTTTTGGAAACAGGCTGTTTGGCACAGACCCGTCAGAAGCCACCGGGAAACTGTTCGCACTTCCGGTCATGCTATTCTCCGCCCGGAGAAAGCCATTGCAGCCTTTGCATTCAGTTGTCGGACAGACGTAAACGGGTCAGCTGCAATTTTGGTGCTGCATAATGGATTTGAACCAATGTATGTCCGGCAATGCGTCGGGTGCTCTAGTCCTGAGCTAATGCAGCATAGAAACCCGGCTTAATTGTTTAACCGCTGCTCTTTGCAATGTCATGCCTAAACATTACATTGAGAGCCGGGAATAGCGGTGGAGGTTTTGGAGAATAAGTCCATGCAAAGCTAGGTAGTTAGTTGTGCTGCGTAACGGAATTGAACCGTTGCTTGCCAG